ATCAATTTCCACAAGAAAAGATAAGAATGTTTACTGAAACAATATCTAACTCACCAATAAGTAAAGATTATCATATCTTATTTATACAAAACGAATTACCCCAAACTAATTTCTATTTATTGAATGGAGATAAGATAGATGAGCAAGAATGGAAAGAAATAAGTGAAATAGTGTATCAAAGTGAAAAGACGTATCAAAATAAACAATAAGAGTAAAAAAGTGGGTGAAAGTGTAAGTAAGTGGGAAAGAGTGTATAAAAATGGAATCCCTATAAAAATAATTATGATAGGGTATAAAAGAATAATAAACGGTAATGGCGTATAATGCATAGAAACGTTTATCGCAAAGTCCCACCCAAACACACTGCGCAAACAATTTTTTGCAATAAGAGAAAACATTGCGATAAGGGGTAAAGGGGATAAGGGAGATTAGTTGCGCAAGTAATTTTATTTTGCTTCACCGGTCTAATCCCTTCAAACGCAAGCCTGATAAGGGTTTGAGCAAGATACGAAAAATAAATGATATTGCCAAACGTAGACCTGGTCTAACTTTCCGGGTGATCATTAGATAAAATTTAATTTGACTGTGATGTGAAATAGAAATTATCTAAAAGGATACTGATTAGATATAAAAATTTTCTAATTCATAAAGTATTAAGAATCAATTAGTTATGCGTAAAACGTTGATAATCAATGAGTTGCATTCCGTATATAACGTGTTATTATGTTAAATAGGGAAAGGGTTGACAATCAATGAGTTATGCCTGGAAAAGCGTGGTTTTACTGATATATTATATTATGTTAAATAGAAAAATCGTAACTCGTTGATTTCCAGGCCTTTACAGTTTTCCCTATATTCAAAAATTTTTTATTGACAATCAACGAGTTACAGGTATTACAAAAAGAAATATGTATAAGTGATTGATTGTCAATAAACTTTTTTTTCTCAAAATTTGGCCAGTATTATGGATCTTCGTATATTTGTATATATTCATTCACCAACCAACCACACATTAAAATTTTTTATATATGAGTAAGTTTCAAATTCAGTTCAACGAAGGTATCAAATCTTCAAATCGTTTAGGTAACCTTATTGAGAATCCTTTTAAGAATTTCTCAGCTTCTAAAATGTCTAATTCAGTTAAACCTTTGACGGTAGTAGAATTTACCGATTTTTTAGGTAAAAAGTACGTTATCAAATGTGCTAACAAAACTAAAATGAAAGAAGCTATGGCGTTTCTTTCTATCTTCAAACAGGAAACTACTACTTTGAAGAATATCCTTTCTGAATATCCTATTTCAATGGGTCGTATTCCTAAAAAGTTTATGAAAGAACTTCGTTCTGAATTGAAACCTTTAGGTTTTTCAAACGAATTCATTAACAAAGTGGCTGGTTATTAATATCAGCCTTTTGTATTTCCTACATTCATTCACAACATCAAACAACATTAATATGAATTCTATCAAATCAAAATTCAAAATTACAAAAACTACAAAGGTTCTCGCACTTGCCGAAGAAAACTTTGTACCTTATAAATACATTGTGTATAGGGTAACTGGTCCTAATGATACCAATAAGTTTTTCACCACTAAAAAAGATGCTCAATCTTTTATCAACAAACAATGTGATAAAACTTTAACCCCTAATCAAATTCATAAATTCAAATTCCAATATAAGTAGTATGATAACCATTTTTGAAGCCATTGTAGTATCCGCAGTTAGTTTGTTTGGATATGTAGTAATTAAAGCCTTTTATCAAACCTTTATTAAAAAGTAATTAGTATGAGAAAGAAACGTTCAGATAGAAACCACGTAATATATGAAATAGTGAATAGTGAAAATGGAAAATCTTACATTGGTATCACTGTAGCCATTGGCAGACGTTTCCACTATTCAGCTAAACTTCGTTTACAAAAACATTTCAGTAGAGCAAGACGTGAGAATAAACAGTGGGCATTGTATATTGATATGCGTGAACACAATGAAGATGTGTATGACTTGTTCATTGTAGACGTAGTAAGGGGTAAGGCTCTGGCACATCAAATAGAAACCGAATTACTCAAAGAGTTTGAATACGAATTAAATAGTACACATTAAGATATTTTTAATTTTCATCCTCATTCAATTTGACCCGATGTTTCTACATTGGGTATTTTTTTAACAACAACAAAAACAAAATATATGAATAGAATTGATATCAATTTATTTGAAGACAAAGTAGGATTTGATTCTTACAATAAGAAAATGCTAGTTAGGATATATGAACCATTGCGTGATGTAATTGACCTCAATGCCGGGTTCGTACCAAAAACATGGTCCAATGTGGTACGTTATATGTTTGAAAGTGAAAGACGTATGGTAAACATTGAAGTGAATGGTTACTATTCAACTATTCGTAAGATACTGAAAGATATTAAGGTAATCAAATACGAAGGTAAGCAATTGGTTAAAGCTGAGAATTGGGACCGTTTCTATTCAGATGATGAAGATTGGAGTTGGTTTGTTACCGATACTAATTGTGGTGGTTGGGGTAGAATTGTAAAATAATAAATAAAATAATTAAGATATGAAAAAGATGAAATTGAAAGGCTTGAAAGCAGGTTACGAAGTAACTATGAAAAACAAATTGTATAACTTTGGTGAAGGTCGCCATAGGTATGAAGTGTATGAACTTGCTGGTCCTAAAATGGATAAGCCTCGTATCTTTGTTGATACTGAAAGTGTATTGAAGTTTGTTAATGAAATTGAAGGTGAAGCGAAGTTAATCAAATCATTCACCGCAGCAGTTAAGAGAGCTTCAACCAAATCCGAAAGGAAAGAATTGTTAGCTGCAAAAGAAATATCCGAATTGGTTCCTGAATTGGAAACTATTGTGGATGCTAGGTTTAGGGATGCTAACGCAGTAAGGCCTGAAGATACTGATAAATAATTAAAACATAAAGAATGAGTAAAGTGAAAGTATTAGGTACAATGTATGGTATTGAAATTACCAAGCCGTGGAGTATGGAAATGTATGAACATAATGATAAGGTTGCAATTGAAGCTAAACAAAATATCTTCGAAGCAATCAATGCCGCATACGCAATTGACGATTATCAAACCTTATCAGCTTTATGTAAGTGTATTTGTGGATATGGAATGAGCAATCAATACGATATTGACGAAGTACACAATGAAGCTTGTAGAGAATTGGATAACGTCCAAAATCATTGGTTGCACACAAACTGGAATGATTTTTTGAAGCTTGGTGTAGTAGATGTTGAAAAGAAATTTATCGGATACGAAAAATAATTAAAATACTTATATGAATTTACAATTGAACCTTATGGAGTTGAACTCCCTGTATGTTGCCGTTAGCAATCAATTGAATGTTGCAAAGCAAGAAGCAAAGCAATATCCATCCACATTCTTTGACAAACAATTGATTATCGCTGAAGAGTTGGTTGAGAAAGTACAAACGGCTCTTTACGATGAATGTAAGATAGTAGATGAAGTAGTTGCCGAAGCACGCCAGCAAATGGTAGATGACTTGGAGTTGCAACGCGAGAAGTTTGAATATGAACGTAATTTCTACGCATCTATAAGTGATTGGGATATGTGTGAATTACTTAATGATACTATTGCTGAAATTGATAATAAGATTAGTAAATATAACTAAAACAAAAATAAAAGTTATGAAACAAGAATTATTGGATTATTGTTATAAGCATGAAAAAGATTATGTGTACGAAGAAAGCCAAAGATTATTTGATTGCCTAATTGAGTTAGTAGAATCTGGTACAGTAACTACCTTTGAACAATTGGCTTATTACGGAATGGATTATTAAAAAAATAAAAGTTATGATTATAGAATTCATGCTAAACAGATTGGAAGGTGATTGGTGGTTTGAATTGGGTATTTCTATTGAAAAAACAGAATATCACCCTAATAAAAAAATGGTTCTTACAATCGCTCTTGCTTTTGCAAGCGTATATGTAAGATGGTGAAATATAGTCAGGTGATAAATGGTATCAATGTAAGCCGTCTCCCAGCCTTGATGTGAAAGAGATGAACGCCTAATTTGAAAACTACATACAGGTTCGAATCCTGTCCTGACTGCAAACAATTAAAATAAAAAATTATGTCAACACAAACTAAACTGAATTTGGAATTATTAGCCAATGAATTAGATGCAAGAGCTTTTTCCGAATTATTGGACAACAATGATATTGATTATGGATGGATTGAGGTAGACGATATATCAAATCCTAATGATGGCATCTACAATATAGATGTGCCTGATTTGGGTAGTGTATTATTCATCCATGGTAAATTAGACTCTATTAATTAAAAACAAAAACAAAACAATATGACAAGTAAATTAGAAAACACAATTGAATTGGTAAAGAATAGTCCAGCTTCTTTCTTTACAAAAGAGGACGTGATTAAATTATTGAATGATGTATCTGATGTGCCGGCGGGCGATGAAGATAATGATGACTTCACACGAGAAATAACAGAGGAACAAATAGCTGAGTTGATTGATTCTGTTAGAAGTGAAATAGCTGATAAATTGGATGACAATAACCTTATTGATTATGGCTCAGCTGAATTTGAATTGGTAGGAGATAGGATTGACCTGGCCGCCGTTGATATAGATACTAGTTCTGTTGAAGATATTGTAGAAGATGCAATCCGCAATTGGTTTGATACCAATGTTCTATAATAAATTTGGTAAAGTGAAAAAATAGTTGTATATTAGTGTTAATCAAATAAGAAATAAAGTTATGAAAAGATTTAAATTACAGGTATTTGGGTTGAACCAATTACATACCGAAACAGTAGAAGCAGAAGCGCATACTATTGAAAATGGAATGGTTATTTTTTGGGTAAAGAATAAAGATGACCAATGGGCACAGATTGCTTTGTATCCAGCTAGCTGTACCGCAGTTGTTAGAATTGAAGAAGTTAATCCAATTGTAGAAATTCCTTCGCAAATTACAAACATGCCGATTAATATAACCGCAGATGTTCAGGAAGTTTTGAAAGAACTAAAAACCGAACCAAAGAAACCAAGAAAATAATTTGGTAAACTAAATAAATTTACCTATATTACAAATAACAAATGAAGTATTGATAACGGTCCCGTCAATATGGAGTTTGAAGATTAAATAAACGAGTGGACCAAAAACAATTTTTATGGCTAAGACAATTAAGTCAAAAGTAGATTATCAGGTAACAGAATTAGTGAACAACCTAAACGAAGCAGCAACTGCAACGAGTGAACAAAAGAGAGATTTCTTTACTACCCGTGCATTGTATAACGCAAAACGTTTGAGTACTTTCGTAAGCAAAGCAAAGATTGGTGCAATGGCACTTGTACTTTCAATGAGCTTTATGGCGTGTGCAGGTTCAGGTGAACAAGCAACACAAGATTCAGTAGCATCTGACGTATTGGTTGATACCGTTGTAGTTGATTCAGTTGCAAGTACATCTGATTCAGTTGTTGAACCAGTTGGCGGTGGCTCTGGTGATAATCAATCATTACAACCGATTAAGTAATTTAGTGGGAGTATTGGCCGGCTTAGTATTCAGCCGGCCAACCCACAACAAGCGATGGAAGTGTAATGGTTGCACATCTGGCATTCCAGCCGGAAGGAGGGGTTCAATTCCTACCCGTCGCTCTAAACTAATGGTAACGCATCTCGATTATTTAATGGTTATTCTCTTTTACTTTACAAAATAAAGCTTTACCAATTTCAAAGGTAGCGTACGAGAACGCTACCTTTCTTTTTTAATTAAAACAATGTGGAATGATTGAGCTTAATACGCAGATAGAATCATTAGGTCGTGTGCAGTCGGTTAGAATTGCTAATATGGCTTTGCGATGGTGCAAGAAAAATTTAGGAGTGAATGGTAGAAAAAAATGGGAACCGATTTGGTATGTACGAAAGGGATGGGATGAAGATGGCACATGTGGTGAGTATGACGCAACCGACAATGAAGTGTATATCTTTTGGAATAATTGTGAAGATGTTGAGGAATTAATATCAACATGTATTCATGAATGGACTCATCAGAATCAACCAATACTTACAAAGTATCATAAGTTTCCCGGCAGTTATTCTCGCAACCCATATGAAAGGCAAGCAAGATATGCTGAAATGAAATGGACGCCAGTATGTTGGAATGAATTAAAAAATAAAATAAACAAAGTGAAATGATATTAAAATTAACAAACGTCCGAACCGATGCACCGGTCCTAATAGGAACTGAAAGTGTTATTGAAATGAATCCATTTATACTGAAGGTCCACACAGGTGAACAATATAGTTGTACAAAGATAGAAAGCAGAGGTGCAATGGTATCAACTAATTATGTTGCCGAATCCGTTGCAGAAATTTGGGAAATGATAAATAAAAATAAATAAACAATGACAAAACAATTAATAGCTGAAGCAATTAGTAATTATGGCGATAACGTTGTAAGTGAAGTAATGGAAGTAGTATCCGCTTCAGATGCAGATGGAGCTTACTCCCTGTTTGAGGATATGGGTTATTACGATCACGCCGAAGTAGTTGAGTTACTATATTTCAATAACAATTAAACAAATAAGATATGCAAGAAGCAATTGAAATTTTACAACATAGTGAAGTTGTAATGATGAAAAAGATAAAAGCAATGAAGGATGGCAAACCTAAATATGCCGCAAGTGAAAAGTTAAATGAAATTCGTTACGCAATTCAAATCTTAAAAACACATGATGAAATGGATGAAATGTTGGCGGAGAATGAAGATGAAATTTTAACTCAACAATTTATTAATAACCCACCAAAGGCAAAAGCTTAATTTATGAAAATGAATTTTTTTATACAGCTATTCATCCTTTGTTATTCATTGGGTATGGGTACACTATTTGCTATTATCATTGGTGAAGGAATAACTGAAAAATATCCTAACACAAAGTTTTCAAAGTATTGGCGAAACAATTGGGTTAGTGATAAGGATCTAGAAAAGTAATTTTGACAACCTTAATAAAAATAAATTTACTTCAAATGTACTCACACACTATATCAGACGAAAGACTAAAACAAATAGATAAAGAGAGAACAGAAACAATGAAACAAAAATCTTTCCAGACTTGGTGTAAAGAACTAAGGATATCTGCACACTATGTAGATGAAACACTACATAGAAACAATAAGGAAAGAATGATAAACTTATTTAATAGTGATGAATGGATTGCTACATTCAAACTATGTAACAAAATAAAATAATTTGTATGTAGGTACTATATACACAAAACATTGCATGCCGTGCGAGAGTAGCCCCAACTAATGGGTGAACCCGTTGTGACCGAAAGGTTGCAACGGGATTCTTGTGCCATCCCGGCAACGCACAACTGGTCTACGTTACAGAGGACTACCCACACTCACGCGCACTGAATTACGTGTAACTGGAAGAAACGCATTCGCGTGAACCCCGGTCGGACACGTAAATATATCCCGGTCAAGTTTTTTCCCTATATGAGTTTTTTTGATATATGTGTTGACACATCATAAGGTGATTTAAGAGGATTTATTTTTGTAAGGGATATTTATATGAAACGTTTAAGATGGCAGAATCAATTAAAGAAAAGGAAAAACAAAAACAAAAGTTAGAGAAAGAAATACTCCTATATCCATTAATGCATGAGTTGAAAACATTAGAAAGTGTAATTAATGTAATGAATAAAATGAAGATGGATAGGATTGATAAATCTATGATAAATGATTTATCCAAAATTGTAGACAGAGTTAATAGTTCATTAAAAGATGTTAAGGGTAAAATATAATTAATATGATTAAGTTAAAATCATTGTTAGAACAAGAAGAAGTTAAAGTAGATAACAAAGAGTTCATAGAATTTTGTAAAAAAAGATTAGAGGGAGCAACGAAGATAGCAGAGAACGCAAAAGAGAAAGGTGGACCCGCACTTTTAACTTATAACCACTTTGTAGTTAAACTACCATACTACCAAAACGCAGTTGATGGTATGTTTGATTGTAAAATGGCAGAAACTGAATATACTAATTATTTGAATACCCTTTGTGGTATAACGGAAGCAGATGGTTTCGAACAAATTGAATTTCAGAAATTAGTTGGACTAATAGAAGTATTAGGTGAACTAATAATTAAACACAAACAGAAGTAATGATAAAGTTAAAGGATTTATTATTGGAAGGTGTAGACGCACAATGGGTGAAGCACGCATTTGAATTGGCTTGGATGAATGAGGCATTTCCAATAACACCTGAAATAGGAAAGATGTTGAATAAAGGTAAACGTGTTAGAACATTTCATATAACATCTATAAAAAGATTAGATCAACTAAACGGATTACAGGGAACTAAAAAGACTATAAGTACAACAACCAAAGTACCAAATAGTACAATCAGTAATGGATTAATGGGAATATGGGAAGATGGTGTATTGTTTTATTTAGAAGGAACTTTGTTGGTGAAAGGATTGGATGATATTATGTCTAAACCAGATAACGAAGGAAGAAGATGGCTTAATTTTCGTGATGAAACTCATAGTAACATTTATACATTATGGGCCAGTGAATTTAGTAAAAACAAATTCAAACAAAGAGGAAGAGAGATATCACATATGGAAACATTTGGTGATGAACAAAATAAAGAAATCCGTAAATTCTTAAAGGATTATATAGATGTAGCAACTAAATTCGCTAAAACCCATAAAAAGGATATATTGAGTTATTTCGCAGATATGGATAATACTTACGCAGATTGGAACGAATTTTTGGTGAACGAAATCCAATTGATAGATGTTATATGGGATACATCCTATATAAGTGATTACGCACCAACAGCAAAGACATCAAAGGAAAAGGAAATTAAAAAGATAGAAGAAAAATTGAAGAGCATGGTATCCGGAGAAGTAATAACAGTAAACCAATGGAAACCAGATGCAAGAGGTAAAATTCTAACATTCAGTAAAAAGAAAACTAAATAAGTATGGCAAAGAAGCAACCCAAACCCAGACCAATGAAAAGTAGAAAGAACGGATTAAAGTGGAAGAAGTTAGTAGAGGATAATCAAAAAGTATTGAATGCGATTGCGTTAAGTATGATAACCCCATTAACCCAATCAAAAGGATAAGGTGTTACGAGAAGAAACATATATCAACGTAGCAAGAACCTTTGGATGCTCAACGGGTGTAGCATCGTATATGGCACCTCCATCGGATAAAAGAATCGGAAGAGGAATAAAGATGGATGATATAAATGTGAATAAGGTTATAGCAAAAGCAATCGTTAACGGAGAATACAAAGAATTTAGAAGAAAGGTTTTGAAGATGGAAAAAGGAAGAGATAAAAGAGAGAAAGAAAGTACGTTCTATAAAAAGATATTAAATGGCAGCACCGATATTAAATAGTAATCCACAAAGATATAGTAAAGGAACTAATGGTTGGGTAATTTCGGCCGGTAGTGGAGTACCCCCTCTAAACATACCGTTTGCTCCTCCCCTTACCCCAGCCCCTCTACCCTTATTAGAAGTAGATGGAATTATTGTGAATATAGATGGAGTGAATGTTTGTTCCCCCCAAACCCTAACTGATATAGGAGAAGCAGAAGTATCTGGAAACTTGCATTACTCACCCTTAAAGGTAGGGCCTGTAAATGGAGTAATGTTGGGTGGAGGAATACCGATAATCAAAATTACCACTACCGGTCTTGCTATAAAAGGAGAAGAAAGAGATATAAAGAATCGTAATGCCGGCGTTGATTCCGTTGATTATCTATACGAAGGTGAATTGGTGAGTGGAATACCAAAAAGTGTTTTGGAGCAAGTAAATTATTTTTTGAATGAAAATAGAGATATCCCACCGGCGGATGTGTTTACTCTTTGGAATTGGAAATTTGCCGGCGATTATTCTATTGATGTTCTTGTAACTGCTACTAAACAAAAGGATAACTATTTGGATAGAGCAAAACTAACGGAGTTTTTGGGTGGTGTATCTCAAAGATTAAAACTGTTAAGGGAAGATTTCAATTCTATTAAGTATGTGTTCTTTAACGCAACCCTACCACCTAATAACGGAACTACAACTATATCGAGAGTAGCATCGGCAGAGGAAGATTCGACGCATACTGTATTGTTTAAGAGTTATGATACCATTGGATTACAATTACCACCGGTAACTGGTTCAACTGTAGTTTAATACTATTTTTGGAAATTTCTTGGATTTCTGGAAAAATTTGTAAAAATCCGACTTTCCCCCCAACCCCCGCCCCTTTATTTCTATTTTGTAAAGTGAAAAAATAGTTGTATATTTGGTTATGAATGTAAAAGTGTTGAGTAAGATTGAAAAAGGATATGTTAAGTATCATTGGTCAGATGTAATCCACACTATGAATTTATCCGTAGATATTATGGATGAGATTGTTGATATAATCAATAATTTCAAAAAGAATAAATCTGCTAAAGAGATAATCATTTTCAAATATAAGAATTTTCCGTTTTATGTAACAATCCGTAGGGAAGAATATGCGGAGTTATTGGATTTCATTGAAGGTAAATTTATTAATTTAGAATTATATGAAAGATGTAAGTATATCGAAGAAATAAAAAGTAAATTATGAATGTAAAAGAAATAGTAAGAGCCTGGTTTAGTTCGTTTACAGGATCAGAAAAAGAGAAAGAAATAGCATTGAATAGATTGGAAATATGTAATGGGTGCGAACACATTAAAACAAATGTTATAAATGTAATTGTTTGTGGTAATTGCGGATGTCCAATTAATAAAAAGATATTTTCACCCATATACAATTCTTGCCCATTGAAGAAGTGGGAAGAATCTGATAAAAATTATAGAGATATTTTAAAAGATACATTATAATGATAATAGTTCCTGAAACACCAATAACAGAAGCAAGTTTTCAAAAATGGAAAGCGCATAGAGTAGATGCATCGGATGAAGATGGTTCATATCATTATTATATGATTCCTTTGATTGAAATATCGGAAGATGAATTGAATGATGTAGAATCCGTTCCTGCATTATTTAGTTCAGAATCAGATGAATTTCAGGATGAAAATGGTGAAGTGGTTTATACATTGAGATTGTTTGAGGAAGATTTGCCAGAATTGATGAGTGAAGAAGAAGTTGAAATTTTATATAAAATAATTACTAAAAAAGATTTATTACTTAAACATTAAAACATGAAACAAAAAACAGAACAAGAATTAAAACAAAACTATGATAGGTTTATCACCTTCATAAAGAAATCCTTTACAGGCGATAGATTGGAAAAGTTACTACATATGTACTCTGAAGAAGAATTGGGTATTAATTTAACCCTATCACCAGCATCTGGTTCCAAACATTACCATAATGCATATATTGGTGGATATATAGACCACATATTGAATGTAACAAAGTCTGCATTAAAAATGAAAGAGTTATTTATTTCACAAGGTGGTGAAATAGATTTTTCCGATGAAGAACTTATATTCAGTTGTTTCCATCACGATTTAGGAAAGTTAGGTATCAAAGGTCAGATACATTACATTCCAAATGATAATGATTGGCAAATTAAAAACGGTGGTCATTTGTTTAAAAGAAATGAAGAAATATCATATATGACTCTTACCGATAGAACTTTTTATACATTAAACCACTATGGTATTCAATATAATGAAAAAGAATACTTTGCAATAAAACTTACCGATGGTATGTACGATGAAGATAATCAAAAGTATCTGAAGGGGCATGATATTAAAAAGCAATTGAAATATAAATTACAGTTTATTATGCATTGGGCAGACCACATGTCTACTATAATTGAAAGACAAAATAACATAAATCTATAATTTTAATGACATTTTTTCCGATTTTAATAGTTGGTATTGAAATTGAACTATATAACTAAATTTATTAACTAAAAAAATTTAAAATCATGTATTATTCAAAATTATTTGATGAATTGTTCAATGAAACAAACACAACTTGGGAAAATCATTCAACTACATTTGTCCCTTCAAAATTTGCAGTAGATGTAAAAGATGACCTTGCAACAATTGCTTTATCCGTTTTAGGACATGACCCTAAAAACATTGATATTAGTTGTTATGAGGATAAAATTCATGTAAAAGCAAAGAAAGAAGAAGGAAACGAAACTTTTAATAAAATTGTCGCTGATATAGATGAAACGATCCGAGTCAGTAAAGTTTTTGATGGAACAAAAGCAAAAGCCGAAATCAAAAATGGTATTCTTCTAATTACTTTGGAAAAAAGAGAGGAAGCCAAACCCAAAAAATTAACCTTAAAGCTTGGTTAATTCAGTTATTTTTAGTAAATTAGGGGAGTAGAAAAAAACTACTCCCCTTTTTATTTATAAAAAATATATTTATTACTACTATGATGTACAATGATAAAATACTAACATTATTAGATACTCTCAAAGGAAAGTTACGCATTTTAGATAATGCAGCTAACGGATCCCAAATCCTATCTCATGGAGATATAGTTAATACAATTAATGATTCTAAAAAAATTGTAGAAAGAATTGAGGATTTGGTTAGCGTAAATCACTAATAATATGAATTGGCTTAAATTTCTTGTCGGATTTTCCGCAATTATTATCGCAGGTTGTGCTGCGTTTTTCTCTGTAACAGGATTGGGTGTTTTGTTTAGTGGTTCATCTGTTGCGGTTATGGTAATGGCGAGTTCTTTGGAACTAGCTAAATTAGTGGCTGCTACTTATTTGAAACAAAAATGGGATGAAATTAAAGGATTTAACAAATGGTATTTAACATCCGCAGTTATTGTATTGATGTTAATTACCTCTGCTGGTATTTTTGGATATTTGTCAAATGCATTCCAGCAACAAAATTTAGAATTACAAAAGGTAGATAGAGATATTGCAGTATATCAAACAAGAATTACCAAAAATGAGAACGAAATTACACGTTTTACTACACAAATTAACAATTTACAACAAATTCGTAACTCTCAGGAAGCAAATTTATCTAAACAAATTGATAAAGATAAATCTACCGCAAGAGTATCGCAAATGATTCGTAATGCAGATAAGGAAATAGCAACTATATCCCAAAGAATTGATGAATTATCTAAAGAAAACAACGTTGCTTTAGATTCAATCAATGCAATTAAAAACAATAATATAGAATTAGAAAAAGAAGTTGGTGGATTCCGTTTTGTAGCAGAAGCATTTGGGTTTGAATTGAATACGGTAGTTAAATTTTTCATACTTTTGATAGTAATTGTGTTTGATCCATTGGCAGTTGCATTAATTATAGCTTTCAATGGATTGATTGGTATTGGGAAAAAGAAAGAAGAAGAAATCATTGAAAAAAAACCAAAAAAATCAACATTTTTTTCAAAATTTATTAGAAAATCTCCAAAAACGTATGAAGTTTATGGAGAAATTCCAAAAGAAGAAGAAATAATTGAAGAAATTATTGAAATACCTGTATCGGGAATAGATGTGCCCGTTTCAATAGAAGTTCCTGTTGATAGTATTGAACCGGTTGCCTCTCCTATTAAAGAAAATGTTAGAATACCAATAGATTTGGATGGTGATGGTAATATAGATGGATACGATACGGATGGTGATGGTATGATTGATGAATTTGCACCAAAATCAGCTGCAAGAGCTAGAGAAATACGCAATAGAGTTCCTTACTACGCAAATCCTGATTTTGATTGGTCTGATAAATCAAAATGGATAAATGACCAGAACGCCGTTAATTATTGGTTGCGTTATAAAAAGGGAAATCAAGATAAAAATAATAACGATTTAGTAAAAACCTACTAATTTTTGGTATTTACAATTATTTTTACTATATTTGATATATGAATATAGGTTACGCTTGCATTAATATGAGTATGGGCAAAAAAGTTACAACCAATAGAAGTATGGTTAAGAAAACTTTTACTCAAAAAGGTCTAAATTATGTTTCAGATTTGGTTTTACTAAATGTTTCGGATTTAGAACGTATTATAGATTGGAATCACCAAAATGGTATTAATTTTTATCGTATGTCTTCGGACATGTTTCCGTGGGCAACCGAATACGAATTTGAACAATTAAAAGATTGGAAAGAAATTCATAAAATCTTACAAAAATGTGGTGATAAGGCTACATTCTATAATCAACGATTAACTTTCCATCCAGGACCATTTAATGTATTGGTTTCTCCAAAAGATTCGGTTGTAGAAAATACTATTAAAGATTTAGAGGTTCATGGTAGAATTATGGATGCTATGGGATTATCACAAACACCATACAATAAGATTAATATCCATTGTAATGGGGTATATGGGGATAAAATAGCAGCTATGGATAGATTCTGTACAAATTTTGAAAGGTTGACAGAATCGGTTAAAAAGAGGCTTACGGTTGAAAATGATGATAAGGCATCTATGTACTCTGTTAGAGATTTAATGTATATACACAATAAAATTGGCATTCCAATCGTTTTTGATTATCACCACCATCAATTTTGTACAGGTGATTTATCAGAAGAACAGGCAGTTAAATTAGCAGTAACAACTTGGCCTAAAGGAATTGTGCCGGTTGTTCATTATTCGGAATCAAAAGCATTGCATGAAAACAATAAAAAAGAAAAACCCCAAGCACACTCCGATTATATTAACAACCTTCCCAACACATACGAATTGGATTTATATGTTATGGTTGAAGCAAAAGCAAAAGAAAAAGCAATAATACCTTTTATAAAAGAAGTTACCTGTGAATATAGTGGGTTACCTTCTGTTAAATCTTACGAAATATGAAATTAATTAAAAACAAAAAAGCAAACGGATTAGACAACAATGAGTTTTTTGAATATCTTAAAACTCCCGTTGAAAGATGCGAATTTACACAAGAAGAAGCAGATGAATTGAGAAAAACCTTAGAACAAGGAATGTTAGAATATCCTGGATTGGGTATTTCTGCAACTCAATTAGGAATTAAAAAAAGAGCATGTCTAATTAAATTTAGAGATAGAGAATTATTTTTATTAAACCCAAAGGTAAAAGAAAAATCTAAAGAAGGGTTTATATTTTATGAAGCATGTTTGTCAATTCCAAAATCAATTGATAGTTTTGTAAAAACAATTAGACCTTGCAAAGTTGTAATTGAAACCGATAATTTGGGTGAACTAACTTTTGAAATAAATTCGGATGGAGATAAAGAACAGGTATCTACCGAAACTATGATGACCGTTATAGTTCAGCATGAGATTGATCATTTGGATGGTATTACTATTTTGGATAGAGTTTATTCTACTACTATTGAAAAAGAAAGAACTTTTGGAAGAAATGAAAAAGTTATTATGAAATCTCCAGATGGTGAATTTGTAGAAGTTAAATACAAAAAAGCAAACGAATACTATTTAAAAGGATACGAATTAGTTTAATTATGATTACAATAATAATATCTTTATCAATTTTACTTTTCATTTCTTTATTTGCAACTATTAACTTATTAATTAAATTAGAAAAAGTTGTAGATGCAAATGAAGAATATGAAAACTTCTTAGAACAAGAAGAATTAAAAAATCAATCATTACTGGAGGCATTAAGGCAGATAGATAATCGCCAAATGTTTGAGAAGGACGATGATGTAGGTTCTATATTTTATCAAATAAAAGAAACTATTGAACGTTTCAAACAATTCAAAGAATATGCCGAGAAAAAAATCAAATAGACAGTATTTTACAAAAGAAACAGAGGATGCTATAATCCTATATAACAAAACGGAAAACAAATTAGTTAGAGATAAGATTTATAAAGATCATATTCAAAAATCATTTGAAAAACTAGCAGAAATAGTTTATAACAAATGGAAGTTTACTTATTTTGATGATGACCCACAAGATGTAATGGCGGAAGTTGTAACATTTATGATTGAGAAAATTCATATGTATCAAGAAGGTAAAGGCAAAGCATTTTCTTACTTTACTATTGTTGCAAGGAATTATTTAATACTCAATAATAATTCAAATTACAAAAGATATAAAGATACGGATGTAATGTCCAATATGCCCGAAAATTGGGATACGGAAAATAACTTCAAAGAAGAAACGTTTAATGATGAATATAAAACATTTAACAAAAGAATGTTGTGCTATTGGGATATTCATCTTGAAAATTATTTTCCAAAACGTAGAGATATGCAAATTGCAGATGCCGTTTTGGAATTATTTAGAAGAGCAGAATTTATAGAAAGTTTTAATAAAAAATCTCTATACTTACTCATTAGAGAAATGACAGGACATCCAACTCATTATATAACAAAGGTTCTAAACAAAATGAAAGGAAAACAAATGGAACTTTATAACGAATTTATGGATACAGGTGATATTAAAATATAATTATTTTTATACTCAATAATTATTAGTATCTAAATTATAATTTATGAGTGCAGAATTTAAGTTATTTGATGGTAAAAACTTATCATCCCTTTTCAAAGATATATACGAAAATCAATTAAATAAAAAGAAAAACATTTCGGATTTAATTGAATCGTTGCGTAAACTAATTAAGAATGTCGGTGAAGCTACCGTCATCGCTCCCATTATAAAAGACCTTATTGAGGTTTCTGTTAAGAACGATGATCATCTCATCAAACTTGCTACGATTGCGCAGAGGTTAGCATCTGCGGAAGCTAAAGGTATTGGTGAAGATGGTTGGTTAAGTGAACAGGAGAAGGCCCAATTGCTTCAGGAGATGGAAGATACCATAACGCAGGTTGAAGAAAAAAACAAAGAGAAGCTTGTTGATATTCAGTTGGATATTGAAGATATAAAAAATAAATTGTAATGGCCAATTTAGTGCAAGCATTTTATGCAACTGTAGATAAAGTATTTGGATCCAAAGATACCATGTTGGCAAGAAATGTAGCTGCGGATAGAACTGCAGTATATAATAGTAATAAAGCATTTTCATCAGCTGATGGTAGATTTTATGGCGCTATTACTTATAAATTTGAATCAGGAATACCAATCGATGATTACGCATTTCCATTTGATAAAAACAACATAACATTTCCTATAAAGGGTGAAACGGTAGTAATTCTAAAAATAGAAAACAATACATATTGGTTACCATATTCCGCTACTCCGTATCCAAATTACAGAAGAAGTGCGATAGTTTTTGATCAATCAAAAATATCGGGCACAGGCGTTGAAGCACCCAGTCCAACAAAAGGTGAATATAAAGTAAACGAAAAAATAAAATTCTTAAAACCTAGGCAGGGGGATACATTAATATCCGGTAGAAATGGAAATACTATAAGATTTTCGGATATTTTTCTAACAGATGATAATAAAACATCTTCTCCTTCTATATTCATACGAACCTTACAAAATAAAGAGCAAGATAGTAAACCGATATCTACACTAATTGATGAAGATTTTAATAAAGATGGTACATCTATTTATATTACTTCAAATAAAGTAAAAATACCATACAACATAACACAACAAAATTCAAATTTAAAAAAAGCTTTTAATGAAAAGAAAGCATATAGTTTGGATGAGAAAGGTAAAAAGAAGATAGACTATCCAAAAGATTCTGATTTAAACGGTAATCAATTGTATGTAAATTCCGATAGGATATTATTATCAGCAAGGGTGAATGAATTTTTAGTATTTGGACAGAAACAGGTTAGTGTATTTAGTGGTGGTAGATTTTCGGTAGATGCAATGAACGATGTTTATGTATTCGCTAATAAAAGTAATGTAATTTTACACTGTGGTGGAAAGGGTAAACAGATATTTTTAAAATCAGATGGTGGTGAAGTTTATTTAGGAAAAAATGATAAACCAGGTAAAGATGGTGATCCAGTTCAACCAATGGTATTGGGTGGTGAATTGGTTAAAATACTTTCAGATTTAATAGATGAAATAAACAAACAATGGTATCCAACTCCATCTGGACCCACCCCTACCGATGCAGGTCCACTAAATAAACCTAAATTTATAGCAATTAAAAATAAACTTAAAGTTATTTTAGCAGAATCTAACTTTTTAAGTAAAAAGAAATAAAATGCCTTGGAATTCATTTGAATCTACAATGGAACAGTTGATGTCAAATCACTCATATGGTAAGGATATGGATGGTTGGGCAAAACAATTTACAAACAATTATCATTTTGCTATATTATCGGGTGGAGATTTAATAAGTGGTATTAAAGTTTTAAAACCGAATAAAGCTGGTATGGAGAATGTGTTGAAGGCTAAATTAAAATCTGTACAACCTTCAACCGCAACTACATTATTGGATACAATAGGACCTGCTATAATAATGTATTGGACAGGTGCTACAATGCAATTGGTTCCTCCACCAAAAATACCTGCTCCAGGTGCTGTCAAAAATTTAATAACAACACAGGGTTTGGTTACAAATCCAGGAACATGGTCACCCATACCTGTCAAACCTAATACGGATAGTAAGATATTTATAAAAGCATTTAAAGCTGCGGCGATGGCACATTTGATGACCGTATCCGGTCAATTTTTTGTTACCGCAATATATCCACCAAATACTCCTGGTCCAGGAGTTGTTCCATGGGTTGGATATAAAGTATAAATAGTAAATTTTTTCTTTAGATATTTATTAAAAAGAATTTTATGAAATCGGATGTGATAGTATCTCTTATTAAGGAGATTGTCAAAAATGAAGTAAAACAACAAGTTAAAGAAGAATTAATTAAACTTGTAAAATCTGGTGCAGTTACATTAAACTCACAAAAGAAAACTACACCATCTTTGGTAAAATTAACAGAAGTAAATAGTAATGCTTCTAAAAAACAATCGGTAGTAAAAACACAACAAAAAGAATTTTCAAAAGACCCAATGATAAATGAGATTTTGAATATGACCAAACCATTTAGTGCTTCGGAAAGGGTTGAAGGTGGAATGGTAAATGAGGGTAGTATTTTAGATGCTATTCAACCGCAGAGATATCAAGAAGATGAGTGGGATACAATGGATTATAGAAATCAATCAGTACAAGAAAGTATTCCATCAACAGGAAATGCAGGTTTAGATGCACTAAATAAAGCATTGACTAGAGATTATAGTTCTTTAACAAAAGTATTTACAAAACAAGAAAAAGAAAAGGGGTTAAGATAAAATGGCATACGAATTAGGTAGATTTAATACGCAAGATTTATCTGTTAATAAAGATAAAGTTTTAGGAATTGGAATAAATAAACAATCCGATTCTAATGGTATTTTTTCTGTAAACTACACTACCTTATCGCAAGCAAAAGATAATCTTGTAAATCTAATAATGACCAGAAAGGGGGAACGAACAATGCAACCCGAATTTGGATGTGATATATGGAGGTTAATTTTTGAACAAATCACCACCGATACATTAGAATTGGATATAGAAAGAACAATAGTTGAAGCAGTAAACATATGGTTGCCATATTTAAACATAGATCAAATTCTATTTGATTATGATGAAACCGATATAGATAACCATAGTATATTTTTACAAATTGTATTTTCTTTAAAAATAAATTCAAATTTTGGAGATTCAGTTACTATTTTAATAGAACAATAAAAATAAAATTTATAAATGGCTATAAGACCTATAAATAAAGTTTGGGGAAATGATAATAAAAATTTTAATTATTTAAATAAAGATTTTGCTTCTTTAAAAGAGGCTCTTATTGATTTTACCAAAACATATTTTCCATCAACCTATTCGGACTTTAATGAAGCTTCGCCTGGTATGGTTTTTATAGAACAGGCAGCGGTATTGGGTGACTTATTATCCTTTTATCAAGATACACAACTTAAAGAATCAATGTTGTATTATGCAACGGAGAGAAAAAATGTCATAGCAATTGCACAGACGATGGGATATAAACCAAAAGTATCCGCTCCTGCTGTTACAACTTTTAAAGTTTATCAATTGGTACCTGCAATAGGAACGGGATCAAATAACAGGCCTGATTCTAGATTTTATTTAAGAATAAAAGATGGTATGGAAATACAGTCGACTTCAAATTCTGATATTATTTTTAGAACTTTGGATGAGGTTGACTTTAGTAATTCTACCGATAGGGAAATAGAAGTTTATGAAAGAGATGCTATAACAGGAGAACCCAGTAGGTATTTAATAACCAAATATGTAAAAGGAATATCTGCTACAGAATTAGAAACTTCCATTTCATTTGATACATCTACGGATTACCCAACTGCCATTTTAGGTGATACAAATATAATTTCAATATCTTCCATAACAGATGAAGATAATAATACATGGTATGAAGTTCCTTATTTAGCACAAGAAACCATATTTTCAGAAGTTCCAAATACGGAAGTTAACACAGGACTAAATCAATTTGTTGATTCGGTACCATATATTTTGGAAGTTAGAAAAGTTCCAAGAAGATTTTCTGTTAGAGTGAATTCTGATAACACTCACACTATTCAGTTTGGACCAGGAGATACTAATTTAAATGATGAAATTATATTACCAAATTCAAAAAATATAGGACTTGGATTATCTAATTCAATATCAAGATTAAATACAGGAATAGATCCTTCTAATTTTTTAAAAACTAATACATTTGGAGTAGCACCTGTTTCAAAAACATTGAATATCAAATATCTGGTAGGTGGTGGTATAGAATCGAATGTAAATACAGGCGATTTAACTACTATAATAAATGTAGAATATAATGAAGATTTACTTTCTTTAACCGATGATTTATTACCAATATATGATGATACCAAATCAACCGTAGCAATAGAAAATATAGAAGCAGCAACGGGTGGTAGAGGTGCCGAAAGTATTGAAGAAATAAGACAAAATGCTTTAGGTATTTTTGGTTCACAAAATAGAGCGGTAACCAGACAAGACTATATGGTTCGTGCATTGAGTATGCCTGAAAAATATGGTAGTATAGCAAAGGTTTGGGTTTCTCCAGATGGTGAGGCGGATACTAATTCACCATCATCAATTTTATCAAATCCTAAAAAATTAACAGAATTTACAAATTTAGTTCAGGGTTTAAAAAATAAATCAAATGTAGAAATACAAACCGAATTAAGGAGGTATTTAAATTTAAATACTAATGATGTAAGTGAAGTAAACAATCCTGGTGCAGTTAATATGTATGTTTTGGGATTTGATTCAAATAAAAAATTAACAAATTTAAATCAGGCAGTTAAGCAAAATTTAAAAACATATTTAGCAGAATATAGAGTACTTACTGATACTGTCAATATATTAAATGGTTATATAGTTAATATAGGAATTGATTTTGAAATAATATGTTATTCAAACTATAATAAAAGAGAAGTATTGACCGCATGTGTTACTGAACTTCAAGACTATTTCAATATAGATAGATGGACTTTCAATAAAACCATAAACATATCCGAAATTGAGTTAGTTTTGGCAAATGTAGAAGGTGTTGTAAGTGTTCCAATGGTTAAAGTTTATAATTTATGTGGTGAACCATATTCAACAAATCGTTACAATGTAGATGAAGCAACGAAGGGTAAAATAGTTTATCCATCATTAGATCCATGTGTTTTTGAAGTTAAATTTCCTAACAAAGATATTAAAGGGAGGGCATTATAATGCATAAATTTTTTACATCAATATACGATGCAAGTGTATATCTACAGCAACCTGATCAAAATACGGGAAGGGATGAAGTAATTGAAGTTGGAAAACTTTACTATGGTAGTATAAAAGATATTTATAGAGCATTAATAAAATTTAATTTATCAGATGTTTCCGAATCTTTTTCACAAAATGGTATATCTCAGAATTGGAAAGCATATTTGAATTTAAAATCGTTCCAATCAGAGGAAATACCAATAGAATATACTATATACGCAAATGCCGTTTCTCAAAGTTGGTCTATGGGAACTGGTACAAAATTTGATAAAATAACATCCGATGGTGTAAGTTGGAATTATAGAGATGGAATTTCAAAATGGCAAGATGTGGTTAGTGGATCTGGTGCAACATTTGCAGTAGGTACTACTGGATCATATACTGCGGCTGGTGGTACTTGGTACACCGCATCCGAAGCATCTCAATCATACAATTATGAACCTGATGATGTTAGAATGGATGTTACCGAAATAGTATCATTGTGGTTAAGTGGTTCTATACCCAACAATGGATTTATAATTCACCATAGTTTAAGTAATGAAGAAAATACTACGGATTATGGTGTTTTAAAGTTTTTCTCAAAAGAAACTAATACGATATTCGAACCAAAATTAGAAATAGTTTGGGATGATGTATCGTTTGTTACTGCAAGTTTATCTCCTGTATCTGGATATTTGTCGGATGATGATTATAAAATTATTTTTACAAATTTGAAATCAAAATATCCAAAAGATACTATTGTAAAAATTAGATTAAAAGGTAGAGATTCGTATCCATTAAAATCATTTGGAACAACATTTGAATACGATCAAGTTAAGTATTTACCTACATCATCATATTACCAATTAGAAGATTATGTTACTGGTGATATTGTATTTCCATTTGATGATTATACAAAATTAAGTTGCGATTCTAGTGGTAATTATTTTAAAATGGATTTATCAACACTTCCTATTAATAGAACATATAAATTGAAACTAAAAGTAGTTGAAAGTGGAATTTCTACTATAATTGATGAAAAGTACATTTTTGAAATAGTATAATTTAATAAATGATAACTAGAACACCTTTAGAGGAACAATTAAGAAAAGCTCAGTTAGAAAAAATTCTAATTAGTTCCGGATCAAATTACGATTATAATAGACAAAATCAAAATGCAATAATTCCAAATAAAGAAAACGTTGCATCATCTTTGTTATTTAAATCTCTTACAAAAAATAAAATAAATCAAGAGGAGTTATTAAAATCTGTAAATACGGAAATTATAGAACTTAAACCAGTTATCCCTGAACCTTCTCCTGAGGATTTAGTTCCTAGAAGTTTACTAGATGAACAATTTATTATAAATGATGATTTATCAAATCAAATAGCAGATTTATCACAATCTATTTCGGATTTAGAATCGGAAATAGGGAATATATCGGCGGATAGTTCCGCCAAAGATAATGAAATTTTGGGAGTTGGACAAACCAACGATGCTTTGGCAAATCAGATAGATACATTATCCAAAACAGTTGATGGTATATCCACACAAGTTCAAAATGCGGTTCAAAAATCTATTGAAGAAAGTGTATTAAGAGCATCTTTACAATCCCAAAATATGGGATATAAAGCACAAATAGAAGCGTTAATAAAACAAATAGATACATTAAATTCTATAATAGAAGGATTACAATCGCAATTAGGATCAATACAACAACAACAGGCGATAACACAGGCATCACAAAATATAGCACTTGTAGCGGGTGGTGATATTATAAACGAAGTTGTAATTGCAAAAGCAGAACCAACGGCTGCACCTCCAGAATCACCTATTGTTGGCAGAATAAACAATCTAACAGGGGAATTTAGATGGGAGTGGGGCCAAACACTATTTGTAACAAATAATGATTTAAATCCCGTAACCGTAACTATAACGGTATTCAATCCATTAGGACAAAATTGGTTGAGTACACCAAAAAATGTTTTAGAATTAACTCCAGGTGTTGCAGAAGAATTATTACTTATATTTACTCCTGGTGCATGTACCTACACTGCTGGTGATTTTAGTAAAACATTTTTAAGCAATTTAAGAATATCGGTAAAAAGAAGAGATGGAACTGAAAAGGCTAAGAATATAGAAACTAAAATAAACATAATGCATCCAGATTCCTATTAAACATTGAATTATGAGTATCCAAAGATATACTAATTTTGAAAATATAAACACAAACATTGAAAACGAAGGAAAACGTATTCAAGAAAAGGATTTATTTATTTTTTCTCAAAATCAAAAAGAAGATGTTGAATTTGGGAATTGTAAATACGATGTTTTGGAAGTCGCCGTTTATGATATAAATAATAATTTATTACCTCAAAAAAATGGTAATAATGTTTCTTATTTAAAAATGCCAGATATTAAAAATTATGTATATAGTGTAACCAAACCAACCGGTAAAAAAGAATTGGCAATTGATATTGAAAAATTAATGAATGATATTGGATTTTTAAATGGAATATACAAAGTCAATTTACATTTTGTAAAAAATAAAATTGGAAGCGATAATCAATTTACAAGAGTTTGGATACATGAAGTTTCACCATCTAGAGAGGAAATTCGTATCTTGCCATTGGTAACGGATAATGCCACAACAAATTTACAAACAAAAAATGAATTTGATAATATATTAAATTTAAGTAAAGAATTTAAAAACTATAAAAATAGTATATTAAAATTTTTATCAAGCAAAGAGCAAGAATTTCTAAATGAAGTTACCACATTTATTCAAAGTGTTTATGGTAAAGATTATATTTCTACTTTACAAAAAGATTTTGGATTGAGTAAATTTGATGACTTAAAAAACAAAATTTATCAAGATTTTAAAATATCCGTTGATTACTATTTAACTAATAAATACTATCATATAGGTGAAACTAATTATGGAAAACCATCACCAACTCGATTTGAAGATTGTGAAAGTTATGATTTTTCAAAAATACTTTCTGAAATAAAAATCATATTATTTGATTGTATTTTATACGATACTACTTTTTTGAAAAAGAGAAATATAACAGTAACTAAAATTACAAAAGATTTTGCAATACCACAGTTAAGAAAAGATGTAAAAGATAATTTGGATTCATTTGAAGTAGATAAACATGAAAAAAGAATAATTTATCAGCCTGATAGGGTTGATATACCATATAGAGAAGAATCAAACGATTATAATTACGATGAAAAAAATGATTCACCTCCAATAGTAAAACCTATAATTGAAATTAAACCGGAAGAGGTTCCAAAACCAACACCAACACCAACTCCTAGAACTAGAATAGAACCTATTGAGGTTATTCAACCAATTGTACCTGTTGATGATTATACAGATGTTGTATTAGATACAAAGCCGCAGGCCACAGAACCCGTTACACCTCCTATAAGAGTTGATGGTAATGATGATAGTGATGAGAAAAAATATAAAAAAGTTAGAAATATAAAAGAAATAGAAAAAGAATTGAATGAAACAATCGTAAAGGTACAACAACCAAAAAGAACTTCAAGAACTAGAGGAATATAATTTTCAGTTTTATATTTATACAAAATCCGGATGGCACAAGAAATAACAAATAATAGAGTAAGAGAGAGCGTTGTATCTACTACACCTTATAACGGAGTTGGGGAGTATATTCCATTCACAGGAAATACATCATCAGGAAGTGTTTACACTCCACCAACAATAACTAATCCATTTTTTGTATTACCATCTTACTCAAGTTCGGATTTATTAGATTTAAAAGTAAATTTAGCATCAACCGATTCTTCTGAATTTTATGAAGATGATGTAGTATTGGGTATTGGTTCAGCTATAAGTAAAAAATATGCTCCTTCTTTAAAATTTGGTAATAAAAAAACCTATAAAGCAAAAAGAACAGGATTTAGACCTATAAATTATTTTGAAGTAGTAATAGAAAAAACCTATCAAACTACAAATGATGTAAATGTAAATTCGGGAATAGTAGACCAGCAAAATTTTAGAGTTAGAGAACAAACCAATTCTTTGTTGGATTTTAATTATTCTTTTACCGATACGGCTAGAGTTAGGGGAGAAGCAACAACTCAAAATGATATTCTTTATAAAGAAAACGTTAAGATAGTAGAATATCGTTTAGATAGAGTAACAAAAGAATACAAAGAATACTCACAAAGAAATTTAGATTCAACATATGGATCTTTTAGATGCGATTTTGAATTTGAAAATGATGATGATGAAATACCGAAACCGGCTGAAGATGTTTTAATAAATTATAGTATTTCATTTACCTCAAATTTTAAAAATGAGTTAGGTGATATTTTATCATTAAGTTACAAAACATATAGTGCAACTAATGACCTAATATCCGAAGGTGTAGTTAAATTAGTAAATGGAATATCGGATAGATTGCAGATAAAAGATTCTTTTACAAAGAATGGTCATACTGATTTTTACATAAACCACGGAATCGTTCCAAAAGAATATACGATTGTTTCTGTAAATAATACATCAAAAACAATTGCACAATCTTATCCAAACGATTTCACAAAATGGAATTCAACAAGAACTATATTTTCTTTACCAAATAGTTCATTATCATCAAGTCCTGTCATTGCAATAATTTATAAAAAAGAAGAAATAATTCCATTACCTTCTATTACTATTCCTAATGATTATTATGATATAGAAATAAAGGAATCGGATACCGATAAGAATATAAAAATACCTTTTACAACAAAAAATGCAGATTATGTAAATGTATATCTTGCACCAAATAAATTTGTAAAAGTAGATATCAATGTAGGATTTGTAGATTTATATTTTATTCAAGATTTTAAAGGTGAATATGGTTCTAAAAAAATCATATTTCAACCTGTAAGTGAGGCAGCTGGTACAGGTCCTAATAAAGAAGTAATACTTAAATTTTTAGCAGTAAATGATTTTCCTGCTATAACTCAAATAAGATTTCCTGATTTTATAGAAATCCCTTCTTTTTCGGATTTGCAAATTGATTATGATGTAGATTATGCATCGTTTGCTGCTACTAGTGTTGATGCATTTTTGATAGCAAAGGATGGTTCAAAACTACAACTTTTTTCCAATTTACCACCTACTGGTAAAATTTCTATTAATTTAAAAAAATTAGCAGAAACTTATCCTACATGGAATGGTAGGGATACCGTATCAATTATATTTAAACCATACAATAGATCCGGTAGTAAGGAGTTGATTGGTAATGAATATGAAATAATAACAAAATTAAATTTTCCAACATTAAATTTAGATGAAGATTCAATAAGAAAAACACTATATGATGGATTTGAATCTTATTTAGATAAATTAATTTTAGAAGAACCAGAAAAAGAGAGTAAGTATTTAACTCATCTTGCCAATTTTGGAAATGATGAACAGATACTAATTTCATCTTGGGAAAATGATAATTACACTTTATCGGAAAAAGGAGAAGATGTACAGGGTAATGAAATAATAACATCGGAGATAAAATCTTTGATTTTAAAATTATATGAACCATTACCAAACGAATTTGATGACAATACTACACTTTGGATTACAAAACTTATAGTAAATTCCATAGTAGAAACCGTAGTATTGACAGATGAAGTTGGGTTAAATTGTCCACCTATAAAGGGACCAAATTTTAATGTTGAGATAGATTATGTTACAGGAAAATCAACAGATTTTGAATCATTAGATACATTAATTTTAAGTTCCTCCACATCCGAACAGCTTATTACAACGTATTTAAGTTCATCAAAGATTGATTTTGATGATATAAACATTGAATATGTAAGTGGTTCTAATTATATATGGGAAAATTTTGTACACTTTTCATCGGCAAAGGAACGTGTTGATAATTTTGTATATAAGTTACAATTGATTGAAAACTACGAAAGTTTAATAGTAAGTTCATCAACCGATGTTGCAAACTCATCGGGAAACCCATCAGCATTTACCGCATCTCTAGCTTCTCAACAAGAGGTTCAAAGAAATAGAGATAAAAAGCAAAAATTAATTCAAGATTTTGATGGTTTTGAATCGTTTTTATACACACCATCATCTAAATACACAACATCTGGTTCTAATTCTATCACATGGCCATATAGTGGATCGGTTAGATTATCATCTACCGATACTATTTCGGTTTTACCTTGGTATAACAATATAATAGAATTAGCAGACACGTATGATAAAAATAATAACAATTTTATTCATAACAATATACCACAGTATATAAAGAATAGTGGTGAGAATGAACATTTGTTATTATTCTTTTCAATGATTGGTCAGTATTTTGATACTTTTTATTATTATACAAAGGCAATAGAAAACTCACGTCAATTAGGATACAAAGATAGTGGTGAATTAGCAAATAAGTTAATATATGATTATTTAATTTCATTTGGATTTGATCCAAAACATTTATCCGTTGATTCAAAACTTTGGAAATACGCTTTTGGATATGATGATAGTGGTCAAGTTGTTGAAGATAATCCTGCTAAAAAAAGAACTTATGAAGTTTGGAGAAGATTGATAAATAATCTACCCTACTTACTTAAACATAAAGGTACAAAAAGAGGAATAAACGCATTACTATCTTGTTATGGAATACCCGCATCAAATTTATCGGTATTTGAATTCGGTGGGCCTAGTTCGGAAACAACATCATCCATAAGTACGGGTAAGTTAGAAATGGAAAATACAACATACTATTTAAAAATGAATAGTGGTTCGTATATTCAAACCAATTGGGTTAATACTAATAAAAATAGAAAGCCAGATACAATAGAAATTTTTCTAAAACCTGCATATAGTAATCAATACACAATCATATCAGGAAGTGGATGGAATGTAGAGATTAGTGGTTCTCAAAATTCTAAATACGGTAAAGCAAAATTAAATCTATTACAAAATGGAACAAATGTAGAAATAACTTCATCAGAAGTTCCTATTTTTAATGGTAAATTATTTGGTTTTAAAGTTTCTAGAGAAATAAATTCACCAACCTCATCAAAATATAATTTATATTTAGGACAAGTTGAGAAGGGAAATTTTATATTTTCATCTTCGGTGGATTATATACTTACAAGTTCAAATTGGAATAGTGGATCAACAATAAAAATAGGAAGTAATTACACTGGTTCAATAGATGAATTTAGATTATGGTCTACACCTTTAAGTGCATCTATATTCAAAGAACACATTTTATTTCCTGAAATGATACATGGAAATACTTATTCCTCTTCTACCTCCGACTTGATGTTTAGACTTGATTTTGAATATCCAAAAAATTTAGGAGATTCAAATCCTACAAGATTAATAAATGTAGCGGCTAATATAAAATTATCTGGATCACTTACCAGAAATAACTATGAAGATAGTACAATATATACTGCATTTACATCAACAAACCCATCGGCATCATTTAGTGCTTCTGCTTATGAATTTAACTCAATAAATGATTATCCATATAATTTTGAACCAATAGATAGAACCATAATAGTTTCAATTCCAGATGGCATAGGTTCAAGATATGTTAATGATAAAATTCGTTTTGAAGAGAAACAATTGGTTTCTGATTTATCATCAAAATATCGTGCAACTGAAAAATCAATAGAAACTGCTCCAACCGATTCTACCAGAATGGGTGCGTTCTTTTCACCTACAAAAGAATTAAATTTAGATATTGCAAAATCTTTTGGTGGATTTAATTTATCAAACTACATAGGAGATCCTTCCGATAGATATTCTGATGATTATAAATCCTTAAAATCTTTAAGAAATTATTATTTTGATAGAGTTCAAAAAAAGGATGTTTACCAATATCTGAATATAGTTGCTTTATATGAAAATAGTTTATTTGATAATCTTAAAAAAATAATGCCAGGTAGATCAAAAACCACAACAGGTATTTTGATTGAACCCCATTTTTTAGAAAGAAGTAAAGTAAAGCAAAGAAAACCAACTGGTGATTTTAACGATTACACAGGTGAAATAGAATATGATATAAGTTTTGATAATGAATACTCCACATACGATGCGTTAATTGCCGGCGATGAAACTAGTCTTATTGGTGAAAATTTGGTATATGAATCGGTATTAGAAGCAAATCCAATTTCAGCAAGTTCTCAAAATTTGGGATATGATACTGTAATAAATACACAAGATGATATTTTAGTAACTTCCGAAAATTTGGGAATAACTGCCACAATAGGAACAGGAGTTAGTAAAAGAACATTACTAGAAAAACCCGAAACATTTACTACTATAGTCGGTTTAGATGATTATGAAAAATTTGGATTTGGTTTATATGCAGCAAGTGGTGGATTTGCAGTTCAAACTTATTTTGATACGGATAATGTAATAAAAAAGAGAAGAGTTAGAGCATGTGTTGTAAAAGAAAAAAAGATAATTACAACTTCAAAATTCAAAGTATTACTTCCGGATGGTACGGGTGATCCAAGAGGCGGTACAGAACTTACTTCATCGATAATAATAGAAACAAAACTAAACATACAACCATTTACGGGTTCAACTGGATTACCTTCCGAACTACCTTTGGTAACGGGGTCTGTGGTAGATGTAACTCCTGTTAGAGGATATTTAAGAGTACATCATAGATATACAAGGGATACTACGAGAGGATTGGATAATTCGTTCTTCAAAGGAAGTAAAAATACAACATCAACTACAATAGATGGTAGTTCTCCTGTTGAGATTTTTGCAACTAATCCTAATACATTGGTTGTTAACAAAGCAGGTAGAAGTTCTTCTGAACCAATTTTGGAAGTTGGATCATAATTTTTTAGAAAACGATATTTATTATTAAACGAATAATATATATACATTATGGGATATTTAAGTAACAATGAACTTACAGTTGATGCAATCCTAACAAAAAAGGGTAGAGAAAAATTAGCATCAGGATTAGGATTGAACATTACACAATTTGCTTTGGCGGATGATGAAATTGATTATTCATTATATGAGCCTGCACATCCTTTAGGTTCTGCTTATTATGATGCAGCAATTAAAAATATGCCGGTATTAGAAGCGTATCCAGATGAAACACAGGTTATGAAATACAAATTAGTAAGTCTTCCAAAATCTACTACAAGAATTCCTGTTGTTGAATTTGGTGTTCCTAATATAAATGTAAATCAAAAAAGTGGTGAAGTCGCTTTATCACCAACTACGTCTCCAGCGGGTAATAGAAGTAATGGTTACACCATTGTACTAGCAAATAAAAATGCAGGTGATATAATTGGTGAAGGATTAACAACCGCAGTTGGTAGTGTTCCTGTTTTCATAGGAGCGGATGTATCGGCAACCGCAGCGATTGCAAAAGGATTGACATTCAAGTTTATTCCAAACCCATCATTAACATCTACAGTTAAAACAACAATAACTGTTTATGGAAACGAAACGGGTGGTTCTCAAACTATACCAGTAACAGTAAATTATGTAATATAATTAGAATATGGCAATAATTAGAAACAATAGAGGAGCCCTTTTAGCAGGAAACTTATCACAGTATTTAGCCAACGTTGCTAACACAGCAGGAACTCCTGTTGATACAAACGAAGTTGTAAATATACTTAATCAGTTTTTGGCTACAGAAGAGTCCGTAAGTTCCAATACAAATACAACTGTAACTGGAATTTACAAAAGATTTAATGAAATAGATAAGATAGTAAATAGAACCGAAGTAGTTACTTCCGGAATATGGAGTGGTGATACTGGTTCTTTGGATAGTATATACACATCATCTGTTCAAAAGGCAAGTGATAGTGGTAAATACTATTTAGATGTTTACAATTATGATCCAACTACATCTGATGCTGCGGAGGTACAATTTTCGGTAACCTACGGTCACATTAGTGGCGGTGCGGTTCCAACTCTATCACAAAATGATGATTCCTTACTACAAACTAAAGCAATTTACGGTCAATTCAGAAACGTATTGTTAGGTCCTACGGATACATTTTTTACCGTATATGCAAGTGGTAGTTCTGGATTGGTTAATAATGGTTATAATTTAGATCATTTCTACGCACTAAACGTGAATAGAGCAAGAAGTAGAGAAAAATTAGATCCAGGAAATATAGAAATAACTCTATCCGGTACAAACGGTACTATTACTTTGATAGATGATTCTGGACAAACAAATTCAATAGGTGCTAGTGGTAGAATTTTCAATTTAGTTAGTGGTGCATTGAATATAGGAACTTCAAACGAAGGAACAATTGCACAATACGTTGATAACTATACCCAGCAAGGATATGGATTATTTTATCCAGATTTAGGAATTTTCTTATTAAATCCCGCAGCAATTAGTTCATCGGTTGGTATAACTTTTGAAAGCGCATCCGTTGCAGGTACTTATTCTAACAAAACAAATATAGAAAATTTATATGAAGGATTAAAATCGGGAGCATCGTTCCAAGCAAGAAGAACAGAAAATGTTTCTACTTCGCATTTCTTCGTAAGAGTAAATAATAGAGAATTCAACTATTCAAACAATCCAACATTCGTAACAGGTTCTACTGGTCAATTTGTTCAAACTTTATTTGAAACTGATCCACATGTGTATGTTACATCGGTTGGTTTATATGATGATGCAAATGAATTATTGGCAGTTGCAAAGATAAGTAAACCAATTGAAAAAACATTTGATAAAGAAATCTTAATTAAAGTTAAATTAGATTTTTAAGAGAATAACTAACCCCTCTATGAATAGGTATTCATAGACCGAACCCAACCTTAAAAAGTTGGGTTTTCTTTTAATAAGATATTTATATTTGTATGTTAAAAAAGATACCTAAATCTGATATTAGTGTTCGACCATTCAAGGTTTACAAAGAATGGGAATTTAATAATTCATCTATTGAATTGGATGTATTGGATGCCGAACATTTAGATGTTTTTTCTACTGAAGCATCTTCAGGAAACAACTTAACATTTAATAAAGTTTCACTATATGGACAATTAAGGGCGCAATTTTATAAAGATAGTGGTGATAATCCATTTACAAGATTTGGTTCAAAGACAAATCAATACGTTGAAGAATTTGAAAATTGGGAAAGGTATTTAAATAATGAAGCAAAGGTAATATCTATACCTCAAAGATATATTGGTGAGGGAATTAAAAAAAGATCAGTTTTATTGAATGAACGTGGTGTAGAATATATTGATGATGGATATGGTAATCTATTTAGGAGTAGTGGTTTGGTAATATACATATCTGAATATAATTTACAATCTGGCTCTTTAAGTTTTACCGATTCATTATCAAATGTTTATAGTGCAAGTATAGATTCTTATACAATAGATTTAAATACTGATATTTTAACTTTACAGTATGATGGTACCGAATATCAAATAGATATAGCTGGTGTGGATTTGCAAAGTGGAGAAGCAACGGCACTTATGATTCCATTTGTTAGTTCATATGGAACGGGTTCACAAACTGGAAATGTATTTTATGAACAAGGTTTAATTGTTTTTACAAAAAATGTAGGAACGATGCTATTAATGGATTGGGAACTTAAATTTAGATCTACAGAAACTATATACGAACATGAGTACTTATTGGTTGTAGGGCAAGATGAATTTAATGTTTCAACAAATCCATCATCTTTTGTAGAAGTTGGAAAAACCGAAATAGATTGGTTAACTTCCGATGGTAGTAATCAAAATTTTAAACCATATACAATAAAAGTCCAATCAACGCCTGGCGTTAAATACATAAAAAAATTAGGTAAGAATGAATTTGGACAGAGTATAGATTATAGATACCAATCAAAAGTAAATTCAAGTGTATATGGTGGGTTTGAACAAATTGATATTAGTGGTTCAACCGATATTACTGGATCATTTTTAACACCATTTATAACAACTATTGGATTATACGATGATGATTGTCAATTAATAGCGGTCGCTAAACTACCACAACCAATGAAATCATTACCAAACATTGATATTAATTTTATAATAAGAATTGATACTTAATCTAAAAATTTTATATTTATATAAAAAATATAACTATTATGGCAACGATGCAAGATTTATACAACGCAAAAAAAGATTTACCTTTCAATCAAGGTGGACCAGATGCATCTAAAGTAGATGCAAACTTAGCAATAGATCAAATACCATATTCTGCAGGTGAAAATATAAATGGTGGTAAAGCTCCTGATGTTGGTGCAATTGATGGTGCGGCTGAATTTTCAGTAGTTTCTCCTGGAAATAGATACGGATTTCAAGGTGCAGCAATTGGTGCAGGAACAACCTATTTACCAAATGGATGGTCTGATACTAAAAAATACGGAGAATCAAACCCACAATAATTAATGGGAAAACAGGTTACATCAAAAAAATCCTCCAAGTGGGTAGGAAAGAAGTATGGTTTTAGATCAGGTCTTGAAGAAAATATATCAACGCAAATTAATAGTAAAGGAGTACAGGTACAATATGAATCCGAAACTGTGGATTATGTTGTACCTGCTTCTCAACATACTTACCATCCTGATTTTAAGTTACCGAATGGAATCTTTGTAGAAACCAAAGGTAGATTTTTACTTGCAGACAGGAAAAAGCACTTACTAGTAAAACAGCAGCATCCTAATCTGGATATTCGTTTTGTTTTTACAAATTCAAAAAATAAAATCAATAAGAAATCAAAAACAACTTATGCCGATTGGTGTGAAAAGAATGGATTTAAGTATGCCGATAAGTTTATACCAGATGATTGGTTTTTATAAATAATAAAATATATTTATTTGTTTTTAATAGAAACATATATAAAAGAATCAAATGATAAGGGATTTGGAACATTTGCAAAAAACTTTGTTCCAAAGGGAACTATCATTTGGAGATTTATGGATGGGTTTGATATAAAAGTTCATGTAGATAGATTAAATGAACTAACGGATATTCAAAAAGATTTTATTAATAAATACTTTTGGAAAGAAGGAGATTATTATTATTCATCATGTGATCATTCTATATTTCAAAATCATAGTTATGAACCAAATTCAGTTCCATATGGACCGGATGAAATGATTACATCCAAAGATATTCAAAAAGATGAAGAAATACTAGTAAGTTATAATCAATTTGATGATGAATTCAATCTATATAAAAACAATCTAATATAAGATTTGATAAATTAAAATTATTTTTGTATATTTGACTTGTGTTAAGTCTAAATGATAAAAATAAAGTTACTTCTATACTATCCAATACTTTGGGTAGTCATTCTACATTGAGAGGAAATGAACTGGCTTTCTATTGTCCTTTCTGCAATCACCATAAACAAAAACTACAAGTTAATACGGAAACACAAAAGTGGCATTGTTGGACTTGTAATAGTGGTGGTAAGAAATTAACATCCTTACTTCGTAAACTTGATGTTGATAAAAATTCTATATCAATCATCCGTGAAATATATGGTGATAGCAATTATAATCCTCAACAGGACGATTCCGAAACCAAAATATACATTTCGTTACCAAAAGAATTTAAGTCCTTAAATGAACAACCAAAGGGTTTTAATCCCGAATATAAACAGGCGATGAACTATCTAAGACAAAGGGGAATAACTCAAAAGGAAATTATAAAGTATAATATAGGTTATTGTGAAAATGGATTATATGCAAGGAGAGTGATTATACCATCATATGATTCAAATGGATTATTAAACTACTTTGTATCTCGTTCTTATTATCAGGATGAAAAGATGAAATATAAGAATCCACCAATAAGTAAAAATATAATTTGTTTTGAATCGCAAGTTAATTGGAAACAACCAATTATATTATGTGAAGGTGTGTTTGATGCAATAACAATAAAAAGAAATGTAATACCACTTTTAGGAAAATTTCCATCCAAACAATTGGTTGAAAAAATCTTTATGAGTGGTGTAAATAATATAATCATTTCTTTAGATAACGATGCAATAAACGAAGCAATGAAAGCTGCAGAGTATTTTAGAAAGAATGGAATAAATGTAAAGATGATGTATTTGAAAGATAAGGATGCATCCGAAATTGGTTATACAAAATTCTACGAAGAACTAACAAAAACAAAAGAGTTTACTTCGGAAGAATTGTTATTAAATAAAATAAATAGTTTATGAGTAATCTAAAAAAGATTTACCATATTGCGGACGTACATATTCGTAATGTTAAAAGACACAAAGAGTATAGAGAAGTGTTTATAAAAATGTTTGATGAAATCCGTAAAAGAGGAACAGAAGATTCAATCATTTATTTGGCAGGTGATATTGCACATGCTAAATTGGAAATGTCTCCCGAATTAATTCAAGAAATTGTTTGGTTATTTAGAGAATGTTCAAAATTATGTCCTACAATTCTTATTGCCGGAAATCACGATTGTAATATGAACAATTCGGATAGGGTTGATGTATTGACACCAATCGTTCAGGCATTGAATTTAGATAACTTCTATTATTTAAGAGATACGCAAGTTTGGAATTATAGAGATGTTGCATTTTCAGTATTTAGTATTTTTGATAATAAAGATAATTGGCCATTAGCAGATAATTGGCAATTGCAAGATGCTAAAAGAAAAATTGCACTATTTCACGGACCAGTTGATAATTCTCAAACGGATGTTGGTTATGTTGTAAGTAGTAGACATTTTACAACCGATATATTTGATGGATACGATTTGGCTCTATTGGGTGATATTCACAAAAGACAAGAAATGATTAGTCCGAAAGGATGTAAAGTAGTATATGCGGGTTCATTGATTCAACAAAACTTTGGAGAATCTTTGAATAAACATGGTTTATTAGTTTGGGATTTAGAAACCTTAACGTATGAAGAAATAGATATTAAAAACGATTATGGATATTATACATTGGATGTTGATAAAGGAATTGTTCCAATCGTTAATGATATGCCAAAGTTTCCAAGACTTCGTGTTCGTTTATCAAATACCGATACCGCAGATACGAAGAAGGTAATGACGGAAATTAAATTGAGATATGGTATTGATGATTTTACAATTATTAGAACCGATTCTCTTTCTAAATTAAAAAGTGGTAATAGAGTAAACAAATTAGATTTTGAAGATGTTAGTGATATCAATTATCAAAATTCTTTGATAAAAGAATATGTAGAAAGAATGATGCCATTTGCAACTTCTGAAGATTTGGATGGATTGGAATTAATAAATAGAGATGTAAATAGTAGAATACATCAAGAAGATATTCAAAGAAACATATTTTGGAAACCAATAAAATTCAAATTTTCAAATATGTTTTCATATGGTGAAGATAATAAAATTGATTTTACAAAGTTAGGTGGATTGATGGGGTTGTTTGCAGCAAATGCAAGTGGTAAATCATCAATTTTTGATGCAATATCTTTTTGTTTATATGATAAGTGTAGTAGAGCATTTAAGGCTCAAAATATAATGAATAATCGTAAAAACGATTTTTGGTGTGAATTACATTTTCAAATAAACGGTGAAGATTATATCATTCGTAGAGAAGCAAAAACCATCAATAAAGGAAAGAATGTAAAAGTAGATGTTCAATTTTCAAAAATAGAAGATGGTCAATCTATATCATTAAACGGAACGGAAAGACGTGATACAAATCAAATAATTGAACAATATGTCGGTAAGTACGAAGATTTTGTATTAACCGCATTATCTCTACAAGGTAACAATGCTTTGTTTATTGATAAATCTCAATCGGAAAGAAAGGATTTGTTGGCACAGTTTATGGGACTTAATGTATTTGATAAATTATACGAAACCGCAAGTGAGGACATTAAAGAAGTTTCCGTTTTAATTAAGAACTTCAAAAAAACAAATTTCACATCAGAACTTGCAGATAAAGGAGTTGAAATAAAAGATAAAAAAGATAAACTAAAAGTATTACAATCTAATTTAGATAAAAAGAACGAAGAAAAAGATTCTTTGATAAAGAGTATTGTGGAATTGAATAAACAACTAACACCTATTGATAAAAATTTAGATTTACCTAATTTAGAATCAAAAAGAGATTCAATTCAAAAATCAATTGAGTTATTGGATGTAGATAGACAAAGTAAAGAATCCAAAATTGTAGAATACACAAATCAATTATTAGAAATTTCACAATCAATTGATGAAATAAAAACACATAATGGACAACCAATTGAAGATGCTAAAAATGAATATGATTTGTTGAAAAAACAAATTATAGAAACAACACATCAAATAGAATTAATAAATCAATCATTATCTTCAAATAAAGAAAAGTTATCTCATTTGGAATCACATGAGTATGATCCTAATTGTAAATTTTGTATGAATAATGTATTTGTTAAAGATGCTATTGATACAAAAAATAAAGTTAGAGAACAAGAACAACAATTGGAAACATTTGATGTTTTAATATCAACATTAAAAACACATGAACAAACATTATCAGATGTTAATTCTAAATGGGATACTTTAGTAGATTTGAAAGCTAAATATCAAAAAGCAATTGTTATCAAAGAAAAGACAGAAGCTGAGTTAAAAGGTATAGAAACAAAAGAGGAACTATTACAAACTCAATTGGATAATGTTGAAAATGATATAGAACTATATTATGAAAATGAAGATACAATTGAAAGAAATAAAAATCTTCAAATTGAAATAAATACGATAGAATATAGTAAGTCAAAAATTGAAGGTGATATAAAAGAATTGAATAAGGATATAACCACAATCAATGGTGCTATAGCAAGCCTGGCTTCATTTGTAGAAGGTATAAAGCAAAAGATGAATGAAGTTAAGGATTTGGAAGAAAAGAACCGCCTATACACATACTATTTAGATGCAGTAAAGAGAGATGGGATACCTTATGAACTAATTTCAAAAGCATTACCGGTAATCGAAACAGAAGTAAATAATATACTTGCACAGGTTGTAGATTTTGGATGTGTTATGGAAGTGGATGGTAAATCAATCAATGCAAAGATTGTTTACGATGATCAAGAGTGGCCTTTGGAGATGTGTAGTGGTATGGAGAAGTTTGTTAGTGGATTGGCAATTAGAGTTGCATTAATTAACATATGTAATTTACCACGTCCTAATTTCCTTGTAATTGATGAAGGTTTCGGTACATTGGATGCGGATAACTTATCATCTTTGTTTATGATGATGCAGTATCTTAAAACTCAATTTGATTTTATATGGATGATTTCACATTTGGAACAAATGAGAGATATTGTAGATGGATTAATTGAAATAAAAAAAGAGAATGGATTTAGTAAGATTGATTTTTAATCTTATCCGCTTTTAGTATAGTAGGTTGAGTTTTAATTATTCCTATATGTTTTTTAATTAGGTTTTCAACCAAACTACCCATTTTAAACCCATGTTCTTCGCAATAGTTTTTGAGAAGTTCGTGGGTTTCTTTTTTTATCTGTAACATTGCATATTTCATAATCTTTATTTTTCTTTAGTTTATATTAGTTTTCTATATATAAATATGATTACTTTATTTTTTAAGGATATTTATTCAAAATAAGGTAATAATGGCAATACTCAAAAAAACATCATTTAAACAAAATTTAGAACAAATAAGTGTTTTCATAAATGATTTTGACCCAAATAGTCAGTATTTTAGGGTTACGGATTTGCCCGATACATTTACGGGTGGTAAGAATGCATTTTTAGTGCAAGGTTCTACAAATTTAGTTCCTGATACTTTGGTTAAGATTGAAATTAAGGATTCTTTGGGTAACGTTATATATTCAGAACCATCTGCAGGTATTCCATCTTATTATGAGGGTACATCTAAAGTTGTATCCGTTCATATTTATCCAGATACCGCATTTGGACCTTGTACTATAACTATTTTAGGTGAATTAAGTAGTTACACAGTTGATGGAATAAATGTACCCGTTCCATTAGATTGGGTGGGTAAATATAATGTAAAGTGGCAAAGAACAATAAATGTAAATCCATTTAAGAAAAACATAACACCAATTCGTTTTTATAGGAGGCCACAAGTAGAAATAACAGAATCGGTTTTACCAATATATAATAGAAATGTAACAAGCGTTACACTTTCAGGAAGTATAAATGGAACATCCATATTACCAATTCAAGATACGGATTATAGAACATATAGAGGACCTATTTCTTACGAATTATCAACAACATCCAGTTTTTTTTCACAATCAATGGAAGGATTCAATATAAATGTTTCTGGATTATCTTCTTCGTATTCACCACTATTGACAGATGTTATTAATGATAAAAAAGCATTAGTATCGATACCATATTATATAACAGGATCTACACCCGATCCTTTCTATGAAAGAATTAGAAATTTTTCAAACAAACCGTTTAGTATAACATATGATGAAAGTGTTTCTATAACAAATTCAAATATAAATTCATCATTTGCTAAAATAAGAATTACGGATTTAGAAACGTTTACAGGCGATGCATCCAGAATAAAAGTATATGCATCATCAAAAAATGATTTAGGTGATTATCAACTATTAGAGGATGCGTTATTAGAAAGTAATGAAATTTTACAAGTAGATGAATTCAATGGGGTACTAAATGTAAGAACTGGTATTTTTTCACAACCAGTTATAGATTCTTATTGGCAAACAGAAAATATAACAACTTCTCCAATTGTTTCTATTGATAATTCTTTATTAATACGTTCTGTTAAATTACAACCAACTACGGATGTAAATAGTCCTGTAAATTTACAAGGATTGTTTAAATTTATGACAAGTGGTTCTATAAATTTTTCTAGATTTACTCAATACCAATTGGATTTTACTCCGTTAATGAGTTCATCTTTGGGTAACTATGCTTTATTGGAAATTTATGGTAGCGGTTCTGCATTTGTAAATAGTAATAGTTCAAATACCTTTGGAAAGTTTTTGGGTGAATTAGAAACAAATACACCATTTAGAAGATACGATAGACAAACTATAAATTTTCAACCAGATGCAAATGGTGATGGTAAGCTTGTATTTTTGGTAAAAGCGGGTACATGGCATATATCAAATGTAAGTTTAAAAGCTGCACAGGAAAGTTCTTTTTCACCAAACGAAATTTCTTTAGTTGTAAATGTTCCAACTAAAATTAATAATGAAACTTTTGATTTCAAATTTGAAATTTATGACATAAATAATAATTATGTTCCAATAACCTTACAAACATCATCTTTGTTTGTAGGTGGTAATGATGTATCCGTTACTAGAAACTTAGAACTTAATTTATCAAATAATAGTTTTAATTTTTCTACATCATCCGTTATTCCATCATTTATTACAATTGATTTTACAAAAAGTGGATTAACAGGATCATTATTATTTGCATCTTCTGCTGTAGATACTACTGGTAATGAGATATCGCCACAAGCTGGTTTTCCAGGTACATTAGAAGTTGTTGATGAAAATACATATAAATTAACAGCTGCGAATTTCACCGGTTCTATATCAGGCGTTACCGTTGGAGCAATAAGTTATACTGCAAGTTGTGAAGATATAAATCGTTATTTTACAGTATTTAGAACCGAACAGGGTGCACCCGCTTATTTATTTTATGCAACTGCCGATAAAAATAATTTTACATTTAATCCGGATGCTGGATACAAATCAGTAGTACAGAATGATTACATTGATATACGATTAGTTCAGCAGAATTTACCTGATAATGGTCCTATGGGTCTTGTAATTAATTCTGCATCTGAGGCCGGTTCTCCACCTCCACTTTATTATACATCTAGTGTTGGTAATGCAAGTATTTACAGATTATTTGTTTCTACTTCTTCCGATATAACTCCTGACAATAAGAATGGATATACTTTTGCAATAGGTCAATCAAATTATGATTTTGAATTACATACAATAGATGGTGTATTTACATCATCTATAACAATAGATGCAATCCCAAAAGGAGATGCGGCAAAAGGTATTATAGCTACCTCTGATAAAAATCAATTTTTTTATAAAATGTCAAATGCTGATCCGGATCCTAATCCACAATCAGCGACTATTTTTGTAAAAAGATTAAATTTAACATCACCATCATCATCTATAACAGTAAATAGTGGGAGTGGAAAACCTGCATTAACATTGATAAGTAATAATATAGGAAACGGAGTTGCGCAATATAGTATTTCAACTATAGAATACCCATATTCGGCCGGGTCTACCACATATTATTTTACAGGATCAGATTCCAATGATATAGAATATATTGATGAGGTTACATTAGATGCGTTAATTGTAAAATCACAAATAGGTGTATTAGCTTCTAATGAAAATACAACGTTAACGGCATACTCTACTGGGTTCGTACCATCTGCATCATTTTTATCAACAACAGGATCAATAATTGTTACCGTTGGAAATGAAACAGCATCATATGCACCAACGTTAACAACAAATAGATTTAGTGCAAGTATTTCACAATCAACGGGTGTTTCAAATCCAACGATTGTAGATGGTGTATATAGTATAGGACAATTAACAAATGATACAGGAAGTGTTACTTTGAATGTATCATATCAAGATGCAACGGGAGTTATTACTAATTTTCCAAAAATTATTACATATTCAAAAGCAAAAAAAGCTGCGCCGGTACTTGCTATAAACATAACAAATAATAATCAAACTGTAAATGCAAAATCAACCGGAGTACAATTATCCGAATTTGCATCTGCTAGTATTGAAATTTTAGAAACATATGATGGTGTAACAACCGCCAAATCTATATATGGAACGCCTACAATAACTACGTTATATGGGTATAGTAATTATTTTTATAATTCAGTAAATCAAACTATAGCGCTTAGAACATTGAGTACCGATTTTGAACAACTTAGTATTTCTCTGGAAGTTTTAGATTCGGAAAATGTTATAAGAGCATTGGATGGAAACATTTCATTAGCAAAAGCAAGAAATGCGGTTCCAAATGTTGAAGTATCATTAGTACCCGTTGCGCAAACTATTTTAGCAAATTCAAGAGGAAGTGGTTCTGTAACACCACAACCCATTACTGTAACTGCAGCAGAAGGTGGAACTGATAGATTTACAAGTATAGGAACTTTATCATTTACAAATGGATTAGCCGGAACTGCAACTGGAAACACTATAAACTTTAGTTCGAATGCAACTTCTATGTTAAGAGATAGTGGTTCTGTTTTTATTCCAATAAACTATACGGATGGTGAAGGAAATACAGGATTAAAAACAATAGTAGCAAGTGTTACAAGAGTTCGTTCAGCTGCACCACTTACTGCAATTTCAGTAACCCCACAAACCCAAACGGTAACATCATCTAGTATTGGATATGGAACACCTCAAAATGTAACATTAACTTTACAAGAAGTAGGGGGTACACCATATACATACACATCAACATTAGGTTCAACAATAAATACTTTTAGCGCATCAGTAACAAATGCTACAATTGATACATTGACGGGAATAATAACCCCAAATACACCCAATACATCTTTGGGTGTAAATGCATCATCTTTGATTACATATATAAATTCAGAAGGTACTATATTAACATCTTCTGTTAGTTATAGTGTTGGTGTTGCATTGGAAGGAAATGATGGTGGACAAGGTCCTGGTGTAGTTTATAGAGGAACATATGTAGCAGGAACTACATACTTTCACACAGATATTAGAAGGGATATAGTGGTATATTCTGGTCAATACTATTTGGCAAATAATACAGCAAAAAGTGGATTAACAACGTGGGGAACACCACCAACGGATTGGACTGCATTTGGTGCTACGTTTGATGCAGTCGCTACCAACGTATTATTAACTGCGGATGCAACTATAACCAGAGGGTTGGTCATGGGAACATTGGATGGATTTAGTGGATTTATTAGAAGTGCAAATGCAACCTCTTTAACTGCTGGTAAGGGTTATTATTTTAATTATGATGGTACATTTAGATTTGGTGATACCGGTTCATCTGTTGTATCTTGGGATGGTACAAATCTAACAGTTAGTGGTACAATAAAAGCACAAACGGGTTCTATTGGTGGAGTAATAATAGCAGGAAATTCTATATACACCGGAACAGGAACGTATGCAAATAATAATACCGGGTTCTTTTTAAGTTCTTCGGGACACTTTTCATTAGAAGATAAATTGAGTTGGGATCCAGTAAACAATTATTTGAATGTTAGTGGAACTATAACTGCAACAACAGGATCAATTGGTGGAATTACAATGTCCAATGCTTCAATCTACGCAGGAGCAGGTCTTTGGAATGATAAAGCAACTGGATTCTTTATCAGTTCTTCGGGACACTTTTCATTGGAAGATAAATTGAACTGGAATCCAATAACTGAAAATTTAAACATAAGTGGGACTATAACTGCTACAACTGGATCAATTGGTGGAATTACAATGTCCAATGCAGCAATATATACGGGTGTTGGTCTTTGGAATAATAAAAATACTGGATTTTTTATAAGTAGAAGTGGACACTTCTCATTGGAAGATAAATTAAGTTGGGATCCAATAGGTGAGCATTTAAACATTAGTGGTACTTTGAGAGCAAATACAGGTTCTTTGGGTGGATGGACAATTGATTCCGATTCTATATTTTCTGGAACAAAAAGAGCCAGTTCTTATAACCAATTCAATAGTGCAAGTATGATAACTATTGGATCTGCCGGTTATATAAGTGCTCCTGGATTTTACATATCAACTACTGGTCAAGGTGTATTTAGTGGTAGTTTACAAGCAAATGGTGGAACGGTTTTAACAACCACCAATCTATTATTATTTACCGCATCAATGCATTCATTTACATCATCCGTATCAAGTAGTTTAATAAATATAAGTTCTTCTATAAGTGTATCTATTGCTACATTAGATGATGCAATTTTTACAAATTCAAATGGTTTAATTGATAAACTACCAAATGCATCCACAAGTGGATTATATACTGGAAAAGAATATCTTGGATATTTCAAAGTAGGTTCGGGTTGGACTTCATTTTTAAGTTCATCTGGTGATTTTTATCTATCTGGATCAGGAACGCAAGGGTTGGTTTGGAACTCTACTGCTAATACATTATCAATAGATGGTAGGGTGGTTGCAAGAACGGGATTGATAGGTGGATGGGGAATCGGAACATCCGAAATAAGTAGTTCAGGTACAGTTGGTGGTAGTGATGGTGTATTTACTACTACCGGTATGAGAATTGGTGGAACCGGATATATATCCGCTAAAAACTTTTCAATTTCATCTGCAGGTAATGTAGTATTGAGTGGTAGTATAGCTGCTAATTCTGGTTTCATTGGTGGATGGGTAATCGGTGCAAGTTCAATATCTACCGCAAATGTAGTTGGTGGTAGTGATGGTGTGGGAACTACAAGTGGTGTAATTTTATCTAAAGATGGTTGGATATCTACTAAAAATTTTACAGTATCATCTACGGGCAATGTTTCTATGACGGGAACGGTCAGTGCAACTGCGGGTGCAATAGGTAGTTGGGTTGTAGATACGGATTCTATTTATGTGGGTACAAAAAGAAATAGTAGTTACAATCAATTCAATAGTGCAAGTATGATAACCATTGGATCTGCGGGTTACATAAGTGCTCCTGGATTTTTTATAACAACAACAGGACAAAGTAGCTTTAGTGGTAGTTTGAGAGCAAATGGTGGTCAATTAATAACACCAACTCAATTATTACAATTTACTGCATCGATTCAATCATTTACATCATCCATATCTCAAAGTTTAATAAATGCAAGTGCATCAATAAGCCAATCAATATACGTTACAGATCAATCTATTTTTACAAATGCGAATGGTTTAATAGATAAGTTACCAAATCCTAGTACAAGTGGTTTATATACAGGTCAACAGTATTTGGGATATTTTAAAGCAGGATCGGGATGGACTTCATTTTTGAGTTCATCTGGTGATTTTTATTTATCCGGATCTTCAACCCATGGATTTGTTTGGAATGCAACAAGAAATACATTATCCGTTGATGGTAATATAATAGCCAGAAGTGGTTCAATTGGTGGATGGGGAATAGGAACTAATGAAATCTCATCATCAAATACCGTTGGAGGAGGTGATTCATCACATACTACAACAGGTATGAGAATAAGCGCTGTTGGGTGGATTTCTGCTCCAAATTTTTATTTAGCAAGTAATGGAAATGTTAGAATTAGTGGTTCAATATATGGTGGTGATATAACAATAGGAACGGCGCCTAGTGTTTTCAAAGCGGACTTAAATGGTATATACTTAGGAAATGGAACATTTGCTTCTGCACCGTTCAGAGTTACTCCAGGTGGTGCATTAACGGCTACAAATGCAACACTTAGTGGTGGTACGATTGGTGGGTGGAGTATAAATACTAACAATATATCAAGCGCCGGAACATCCGGTGGTGGGGATGGTTCATTCACAAATAGTGGTATAATTTTAAATAAAGATGGTTGGATATCATCTGAAAAATTCTTTATAAGTAGTAGTGGTGATGTAAGTTTTGCAGGTAAATTGGCATATGGTGTTAGAGGTTCTGGTGTAAACATCATGCCGTTAGTTTGGCGATATGATCCAAAACCTTCATCAGGAATTTTAGCAAGTAGTTATGAAAATTTAACTATAAATGGTACAGCTGCGGAAAATGCCATAAATTATGGAACTGATCCTTTTGGTAAACAATCTTTATTATGGGAATGTTATCCATCAGGAGATGGTAATGCAGATGGTGGATGGAATTCGACTCCAACTGAAATTGATAACAACAAAACTTATAAGTTTATAACTTATGCAAAAATAAACAATAATGCGGATGGCGATTTATATTTTGGTTTTTATTCAATAAGTACAACAGGTGCACTGGTTAGTTCTTCTTTTTTAAATAATACGGTATCAGATAATACTTACTTCTTTTTCTCACAAAATCCATCAGGAGTAAATCCTATACCATTTACAAATAGATGGTATTTGATGGTTGGATATGTTCATGGTAAAGATTATACCGGAACAACAAATATGGGTGGTGTTTATGATGTAGAAAGTGGAAGAAAAGTTTTTGAATGTTATGATTTTAAATGGAAAACTGATGGAGTGAATCCAATTGCAAAAGCATTGCATAGATGTTATCATTTCTATAATACAGCAGGTAATGGAACAACACTTTATCAACAAATGTTTGGTCCGGCAGTTTTTGAGGTAGATGGAACTGAACCTGATTTAAATAGGTTATTAGATAAAGCTCAAAGTTTAGCCGATGGTAAGGGTTCTGGTTCGTTTTTTGATGGAAAAACTTTTTATGCACCTATAATATCGGGTTCATCCGGAGATTTTACAGGCAAAATAACCGCAACATCGGGTGAAATTGGTGGTTGGTTAATTGATAGTGATAGATTATATTCATCAGGTTCGGGTTCAAATAATATAATAAAAATGAAACTTGAACCAAACTACGCAAATCCACAATTTACACTAACCGATGTAGCTGGTGCGCCTGCAGTCGTTATTAAAACAGGACAATTATTAGATACTGCAGTTGGTGCGGCATCTATAAATGTTACTTGGAACGCAGATAAATCCGGCTTTACCGCTGGTACTACTACCGATGAAGTAAATGAAACAAAATATAATTTAGCATCATCTTTTACAGTTAGTACTACGGGCTTATATACGGGCACAATAACGTTATCATCAGCAAATGCATTTACTCCACTTTCATCTGGATATTATGGGTATAGTTTATCAATGCAAATAGCATCGGATAATCTATTTGCAAATGTTGTGTATGATTCCGGAGTTTCATCAATAACATCAACTACGGTTGGTGTACAAGCGGTTATACCGGCAGTTGCAGCAAAACAGATTGAACTGACATTTAATTCTACGGGAACATATTACATACGATCATATTGGAAAAGATTTGCATTTGGTCCTGATAATCCTAGTGCAAGTTGGAATACAATATCTCATAATTTTCCTTCATTTACATTAAGTAAAACTACTGCATATACAGAATTAACAGATTTTGGATTTCAATCTATAAGAAGTGCAGATAGGTACGTTAAAATTCAGAGGATATCTTCAACGGATGCAACAATGTTACAAGTTGGTGGTGATATAACCGCAACCGGAAATATAACGGCATACTATACATCGGATGAAAGATTAAAAGAAAATATAAAACAAATAGATTCTGCGGTTTCAAAAATAAATAAAATAAATGGTGTTGAATTTGATTGGATAACTGATTTGATTGAATCAAAAGGTGGTGAAGATGGGTATTTTATAAGAAAACACGATGTTGGTGTAATTGCACAAGAAATAGAAAAAATTTTACCAGAAGCAGTTGCTACTAGAGATGATGGTTTTAAAGCAGTTAGATATGAAAAAATTGTACCTCTTTTGATTGAAGCAATTAAAGAACTTAAAAACGAAATTGAAGAATTAAAAAAGAATAAATAATGGGAATAAATAGTTCCGGACCTATTGCACTAGGAAGTGGTTCAATAGGACAATCAATAAATTTAGAATTAGGAAAAGCAATAGATGCTACAATTAGTATGAATGATAATGATGTTAGAGTATTGGCAGGAAAGGTTGGAATAAATCCAATATCTTTTTCCGATTTCTATGGTAAGCCCGTTACACCATCTATAACACCTACTAGAACCGTAACCCCTACTGTAACTATGACACCATCCAGAACACCAAGTGTAACCATAACACCTACTCCAACAATGACGCCAAGCATTACTGTAACACCATCTCCATCTGTACTTGTTGTAAATTATACTGCAACTCAATATAGTTGTAGCGATTGTCCTGCACTAAGTACACCATTGGGTAGTGTTGTTATTAAGTTCTTCGGAACACCAACATATAGTTATTATGGTGATGGGTTTGGTAACGTATTCTTCTTAACAGGAACTACATTTGCAACGGAAGATTTTGATGAAACTGCAGTTCCGCTTGGTGCAAATTCATGTAATATAGTTTGCTTTGGCTAATACATAATTTGGTAAACTAAAAAATTTTTTGTATGTTTGAATAAAAAAAGACAGCACTGATCAGCACTATAAAAATTAAAAGTATAAATAAAAAATAAAAAGAAAAGAAAAAAAGATATTTATACTGACTAAAGTTAAAGAATTCAAATGATTAATGAAGTAGATAAACCAAAGGTGACCAAAACTGTAGTTGTATATTCTGGTAGATTTCAACCATTCCATAAAGGACATTATGCATCTTATCAAAAATTAGTTTCAAAATTTGGAGCGGATAATGTTTTTATAGGAACATCTAATGATACATCAGGACCAAAATCACCTTTTAATTTCAAAGAAAAAAAGAAGATAGCAACTACAATGTTTGGAATACCTTCTAACAGGTTTGTCCAAATTAAAAATCCATATAAACCAGTTGAAATACTTTCTAAATTTGATGGACAAACTACTCAATATATTGCAGCAGTTGGTGAGAAAGATGCAGATAGATTACAAGGTAAATACTTTAAAGCATACAAAGGAAAGCAAGGATACGGGTATGATGAAATTGGTTATGTATATGCAGTACCAGCAGAACCAAATCCTATTAGTGGAACGGATGTTAGAAATAATTTAGGAAGTGGTGATGATAAGAAAGCAAAGAAATTCTTCTTAACAGCTTATCCTAAATTTGACAAAAATATATTTGATTTAATTACAGGAAAACTTATTAGTGAAAACTTATATAGAGGATATCCATCAAAAGAGCAAGTATTGGATATTGAAAAGAAAAATAAAGAGTTGAGAAATAAATTAGATACGGATAAAGAATTTTTATATGATCCAATAAAAGAAATAATTGCAAATACAATTACAGATGATTTATTTGAAGATTGGTTGAATTCTTATTTGCAAGAAGAACCAAATCCACAATTGGATAAGGATATTGAATATACAAATACAAAAGGACAGAAAGCAAAAATAAAAGCAAGAGATGCATTAAGATTACCGAAAGAACATCCAGCACACGTTGCGGCTAAAAAATTAGTCCCAGATGATAATACACCATTATCTGATACCGATAAGGAAAAAAAAGAAAAAGGATTACCGTCTGATAAACAAGAAAAACCAAAAGAAACTGATACTAAAAATCAAGAACAACCTGAACAAGAACCACAAAAATTAAGTGGAGATGAGTTTAAATCAGATGCAGAACGTGGTGAAAAAGATAGAAAGCAAGATAAGATAAAAGAAACTTTGGATAATGCTAGGAAAGAGTTATCATCGGAAGAAAATGAAACAATTGATAAATTAAATGATCCTAATTCAGAAGAAAGAAGTTCTTTTTTTGATGATATAATAGATGGATATAAAGAAGCATATGAATATGTTGCTAAAGGTGTAAAACACGTTATTGACCATAAAAAAGAAATGGTGGGTGGTTCAATGAAAGCAGTAAAATCATTGGCAACTACTGGAAATGTTGGAAGTGTAAAAGATAAAGATGGTAACGATAGACATTGGAGTGAATTTACAAGTGTTGGTAGAGGTGGGGATAGTGAATGGGAAGAAAATGAAGTAGATGTATTGGATAGTCACGGACATTCAACTGGTAAAAAGAAAATTGAGAAAAAACCAAAAGTTTCAGAATATGCAACGGATGAAGAAAAAGAATTATTTGACCAATCTTGGGGTGAATATAAAAAACAAACAAAAGCATTAAAAGGTTTGGCAACTGAAACTGCGGTAATAATTGGTTCAATCGCAGTTACAGGTGGGATAATTGGTGGAGTTGGTGCAGCTGCTAAAGGTGCAGGTGCAACGGGAATTGCTAAAGGTGCAGCTGCAAAGGCAGGATATAAATTAGCAGGTGGGCATTTGGGTGAATATGTGGTGAAAGATATAATTAAACATTCCGCATTTGAAGCATTGGGTGCAAATACCGCAACAGCATCTAGTGGTGGTATTGCAATGGGTGCAACTGGTATATTTGAAGGAATTGATGATAATATAGATAGTAAAAAATTCATGTCTAATTTAATTAAAAAGACATTGAAAACAATGAAAACATATAAACTATCCGATGAACAATTATTGAAAACAATAGAAAGATATAAAAAAGAAGAACCAAAAAATGATGCACAAGATTTATTAAAAGAAAATCTTTCGGAAACAAAACAACAATCTATTAAAAGGTTTGTAGAATATGCAACCAAAAGATTAAAATTAAAAGAAACTCCAAAAGTAACATTGGTTGGTGGTAGAGAGTTTGCAGAAACTAAAACAAGTTTAGGTGGATTTGACCCGGTAACAAAAGAAATATATGTTGCAACGGAAGGTAGATTAACCGCAGATATATTGAGAACACTTGCACATGAAATGGTTCATAGAAAGCAAGATGAATTGGGTTTGGTTAGAAATCCAGAAAAAGATGGTGCCGATGGTTCACCAATAGAAAACCAAGCACATGCAGTAGCAGGTATATTGATGAGAGAGTATGGTAGAGTAGATAAGCAAATATATCAAGAAGCACATACTGTAAAAAATCATGAACCTGTTAGTAAAGCAGATAAAGATTTTACACAAAATCATGCTTCTGAAATAGGATACGAAGCAGAATTGGATACCATTGATTTTGATGATGATAGAGAAAGAGAACCAGGACATCAATCAAATACAAAGGATACCGAAAATAAAGGATATGAGCCTGTAAAAGAAGATATAAATGTAAAAGTTGATAAAGGTGATACTGTTTTAATGGGTAAATTCAAAAACAAAAAAGTTGATGTAAAGGATATTGGAAAGGATTCTCACGGAATGCCAACCATAAACGGCAAACAAGCAACTACATTTAGAACTATGAATGAAATGGGTAATAGAGATATTCATTTCAAAAATGTTATTGAACTTTATAGAAATCAAAAATTCAAAAAAAGAATAAACGTATATCTTTTTGATAATCCAAATGGTAATAAAGCAGATGAAGTTGCAAGAAGATTAAGAAATATGGATTATCAAGAAATAACTAAATTGGAAAAAGAATTAAATCTTCCGAATAAGTATTTGCAAGAATTGAATTATAATAAATCAAATAATTCAAAAATTAAAAAAGTATTTGATACATTTGTAAAGAAATATAAAAGTTTAAGTGATATAAATTTTGAAACATCAAAAAAAAGTTATACATTTATTTTTAATGATAAAAAAGATGCTCAAAAATTTGAAAAAGAATTTACATCAATGGGTTCTAACAAAATGAAATTAGTTAGAAGTGCAGAATATAAAGATGAAAATCCTCCTGTTTTTATAAAAGTATTTGGAATAGTAGATGAAGTTGATAATTTCTTAAATGAACTATTTGGATTAAACGAAGTTAGTACAGTAACAATATCTAATACAGCAGATATTCCAGATGGAGCATTTGTACCAAAAGGTAAAAAGAGAAAATTGAACACATATAAAGGTGAAGATTGGTATAAAAATGGTGGATACACTCAAACCGATTTTCCAAAAGCAGATACTATATTTGGAGATGAGGATGCGGATGAAAGAACTATTAAATATACAATAGATAATTTACCAAGAGTTGCGTTTACACCTACTAAATTTATAAAAGAAAATAAATTAGAGACTAAAAAATTATTATCAGAAGGTGGTGCATATGGTCATATGTCACATCCATTTGATGATATGCAATTGACATTTGGTGAATTAAAAGATATTATTGTAAAAGCACTAAATGGTGAATTGGGAGTAGTTAGAGAAAAAACCGATGGACAAGCATTGGCAATTAGTT